GGACTGGACACTGCGTGGTTCGAACGATGGGGTGAACTGGACCGTAGTCGACACCCAGTCCGGCGTGACCTGGAGCAATGCGCAGCGCCGGCAGTTCAGCCTGGCTCAGGCTGCCAGCTTCTCTTGCTGGGAAATCAACATTACCGCCACCGCCCGACCGGACTATGAGGGTGCGCTGGCCATGGCCGAGGTGCAGTTCTATGCGCCAGCCACGGAGCGCATCCTGGTGCCTGCATCCACGGACTACCAGATCGAGTACCTGGCCGATCGCACCCGAATCAAGCGCCTTGCCGCCGAGCGTCGGCTACTAACCGCCACGGTTCGCCTGTGATGATGACCCTGGCGCAGCACATCGCGGCCCTCGCCACGCGCATCGGCCAGGAACTGAAGGCCCGGGTGACCCCTGAGCATCCAGGCCTCGCCCGCGCCTGGGTGTGCTTTGGGTGGGTACGGGGTGAGGTCGTGGTCCACGCCGGGCACAACGTGAAGAAGGTCATGCGCCTGTCCCCCGGCAAATATCGGGTGGTCTTCGCCGAATCCATGCCCGACGAGCACTACTGCTGGTTGGCTTTCGCTCGCAACAGCGACAAGTCCATGAAGATGGCCGCCGCCCGGGTGAGTTGCGATGACAAGACGACCGACGACGTCGAACTGGTCTGCGCCACGCCCTCCGGCACGCTGGCCGATTCCAGTGAGATAAACGTCGTGGTGTACCGCTGATGGCCTACACCCAGGAACAACTCGACGCCCTGCAAGCAGCTCTGGCCAAGGGAGAAAAGCGCGTCACCTTCGCCGACAAGACCGTGGAATACCGCACTGTCGATGAACTCAAAGCCGCGATCCGTGAAGTTCAGGCCGATCTGCACCGCCAGGCGGTGGACACCGGCCTGTGGCCACAAGCGCCCCGGCAGATCCGGGTCACCACCAGCAAGGGGTTCTGATGGCCAGAAGAAACACAAAATGGTCAGCAGGTTGGTTTGGCAAGATCAGCGCCTTGTTCGGTCGCACCCCGACCCATGAAGCGGCCGGATACGGACGTCGCGCCTGGGCCTGGATGCCGGGCAATCCAGGCGCGGTGGCGGCCATGCTGGCAACCCAGTCCGAGTTGCGCACCAAGAGTCGCGACCTAGTGCGCCGCAATGCCTGGGCCAATGCCGCGCTGGAGGGTTTCGTCGCCAATGCCATCGGTACCGGCATCAAGCCCCAGTCCATGCTGGTGGATCCCGCGCAACGCGAGCGCATCCAGTCGCTGTGGCGGGACTGGTGTGAGGAAGCTGACGCTGCCAGCCTGACCGATTTCTACGGTCTGCAGGCGATGGCCTGCCGCGCCATGCTCGAAGGCGGAGAATGCCTGGTGCGGTTGCGCCCCCGCCGAGAAGAAGATGGGCTGGCTGTGCCGCTGCAGATCCAGTTGCTGGAACCCGAGCATCTGCCGGTTTCCATGAACGGCGATCTGCCTTCGGGCAACGTGGTGCGCGCCGGTATCGAGTTCGACAAGTTGGGCCGGCGTGTGGCCTACCACCTTTACCGCAGCCATCCCGAGGATGGTGCCCTGGCTCCGATGTCCAGCCAGGGGGGTATCGACACCGTGCGCGTGGATGCAGCCGAGATCATTCACCTGTTCCGTCCGCTGCGACCTGGCCAGATCCGGGGTGAGCCCTGGCTCTCCCGCGCCCTGGTGAAGCTGAACGAACTCGACCAGTACGACGACGCCGAACTGGTGAGGAAGAAGACCGCCGCCATGTTCGCCGGCTTCATCACCCGCCTCTCCCCCGAGGACAACCTGATGGGGGAAGGCAACTCCGACCAGAACGGGGTGGCCCTGGCGGGCCTGGAACCCGGCACGCTGCAAATTCTGGAGCCGGGTGAGGACGTCAAATTCTCGCAGCCGGCCGATGTGGGCGCGTCCTACGGCGAGTTTCTGCGCATGCAGTTCCGCGCGGTGGCTGCCGCCATGGGCGTGACCTATGAGCAGTTGACCGGCGACCTCACCCAGGTGAACTACAGCAGCATCCGGGCCGGGCTCCTGGAGTTTCGCCGTCGCTGCGAGGCCATCCAGCATGGCGTGATCGTGCATCAGTTGTGCCGGCCGATCTGGTCGGCCTGGATGGAGCAGGCGGTGCTGTCGGGCGCACTGAAGTTGCCCGGCTATTCCAAAAGACGGCGCGAATACCTGGCCTGCAAGTGGATCCCGCAGGGCTGGCAGTGGGTGGACCCACAGAAGGAATTCAACGCCATGTTGACCGCCATCCGCGCCGGGCTACTGTCCCGCTCGGAGGCGATTTCCTCCTTCGGCTACGACGCTGAGGACATTGATCGCGAGATCGCGGCCGACAACGCCCGGGCGGATGCACTGGGGCTGGTGTTCGAGTCCGACCCCCGGCACGACCAGCCCACCGCCGTCATGCCATCCAGGAACACACCGGCAGAACCCGCTCCTGCCGATCCCACCTCTGATCCCCAGGCGGCCGATCCGGCGCTCCTGATCTAAAAGGGTTTCCCCATGCTCTATCCGCATCTGGCGGGACGCCTGTTCGGCGTGCCGCTGCTGATCCATCGTCCCAAACTGGACGTGATCCTCTCGGTCATGGCCCCTCGGCTCGGTCTGGACGGCACGCTGCCGCAAGCGGCGCTGCCTTCCTCCCGGCCAGTGGCCTCGCCCACGCCGGGCATCGCCATCCTTCCCATACACGGTTCCCTGGTGCGCCGCACCCTGGGGATGGAGGCGGAATCGGGGCTACTGAGTTACCAGGCGATTCAAATCGGACTGGCAGCAGCGCTGGCCGATCCGTCCGTTGCCGGCATCCTGCTCGACGTGGATTCACCGGGCGGCGAGGCCGGCGGCGTGTTCGACCTGGCTGACCGCATTGCCGCTGCGGCCAAGATCAAGCCAGTCTGGGCCATCGCCAATGAATCCGCTTTCTCGGCGGCCTATGCCCTGGCGAGCGCGGCCTCTCGGCTGGTGGTCACGCGCACGGCGGGGATCGGCTCGGTGGGCGTGATTGCGATGCACATTGACCAGTCTGGCATGGATGCGAAGGCGGGGCTGCAGTACACGCCGATCGTCGCTGGCGCCCACAAGAACGACCTCTCGCCGCACACCGCCATCACCGACGAGGCCCGCGCCATGTTGCAGGCCGAGGTGGACCGGCTCTACGGCCTCTTCATCGACACGGTGGCGAGCCACGGACGCCTCAGTGCGGATGCCCTGCGCGCTACCGAGGCCGGTCTCTACTTTGGCGACGCCGCTGTCACAGCGGGGCTGGCCGATGCCGTGGCCACCTTCGACGACACCCTGGCCGAGATGGCCGATTTCCTCACCCCTCGAACCGTGCAGCGCCTGTCTGCGGCGCGGGCCGAGGAAGTGACATCACCCCTGGCTTCACCCCTGACAACCCTTGATATGGAGAACTCCATGCATGCCCCTGACCCTGATACCGGAAGCCCTGCCAGCGCTGTTGCTGACCGGACTTCTCCTACAACAGTGGCTGAACCGACCGCCACCGCCCTGAGTTATGCCGACGCCATCGAGGTGGCGGAACTCTGCCAACTGGCTGGCGTGCCCGAGCGCACCGCGAGCTACCTCGCGGCCCAGACCCCGGTGGCCAACGTGCGCCGCACGTTGCTGGCGCTTCGCGCCGATGGTTCCGAAATCACCTCCCACCTGACCCCTGAAGCCATGGCTGCGAAGCCTGAAGCCCTCAAGGACAACCCCCTCATCGCCCAGGCACGCGCCCGTGCCGGAAAGGACTGACCCATGCCGACCAAACCTGTATTCACCGAAGGCCTCAACCTGGGGGACCTCCTCAAATATGAGGCACCCAATCTGTATTCCCGCGATCAGGTCACCGTCGCCGCCGGCCAGGTTCTGGCGCTGGGCGCGGTCGTAGGCGTGGTCACCGCATCCTCGAAGGTCAAGGCGGTCGATCCCTCTGCCACCGATGGCTCCCAGACTTCTGCCGGCGTCCTGATTCAGGCGGTGGACGCCAACCTGGCCGACCGGGATGACGGACTCATCGTCGCCCGCCACGCCATCGTCGCTGACCACGCTCTGGTCTGGCCCACCGGCATCACCGTCGCCGAGAAAAAATCCGCCAGCGCCCAACTCAAGGCGCTCGGCATCCTCGTTCGCAAAGGAATCTGACCATGCCCATGAACAATCCCTTCGACAACCCGGCTTTCTCCATGACGGCGCTGTCCACCGCCATCAACATCTTGCCGAACAACTTCGGGTTGATGGACCAGATGAACCAGTTTCCGGCGAAACCGGTGCGTTTCCGCCAGATTGCCATCGAGGAAAAAAACGGTGTCCTGAGCCTGCTGCCGACCATGCCTGTGGGCTCGCCGGGTACCGTGGGTGTGCGCGGCAAACGCAAGCTGCGTTCCTTCGTCATCCCCCACATCCCGCACGAGGATGTGGTGCTGCCGGAGGAGGTACAGGGCATCCGCGCCTTCGGCATGGAATCCGAGTTGCAGTCCATCTCCAATGTTATGGTCGAGCACCTGCAGACCATGCGGAACAAACACGCCATAACCCTGGAACATCTGCGCATGGGTGCCTTGAAGGGCGTAATTCTGGATGCGGACGGCTCGGAGCTTTTTGACCTCTATGATGTGTTCGATATCCCGCCCAAGGTGGTGGATTTCAAGTTCTCCAATGCCGGAACGGATATCAAGAAGACCTGCACCGATCTCAAGCGCTATCTGGAAAAATCCCTCCAAGGCGAGTTCATGACGAGCGTCAAATGCCTGGTATCCCCGGAGTTTTTCGATGCGCTAACCAGTCACTCCAAGGTCGAAAAGGCTTATGAGAACTGGCAAACCGGGAATGCGCTGCGCTCCGACATGCGCAATGAATTCAACTTTGCCGGCATCACCTTCCAAGAGTATGTGGGAGAGGCGTCTGACGGCACGATCACCCGCCGTTTTATCGCAGCAGGCGAAGGCCATGCCTTCCCTCTGGGAACCGTGGATACCTTCTACACCTACTTTGCGCCGGCCGACTTCAACGAAACGGTGAATACCCTGGGTCAGCCGCTCTACGCCAAGCAGGAACCACGCAAGTTCGACCGAGGCACTGACCTGCACACGCAGAGCAACCCGCTGCCTATGTGCCACCGCCCGGCGTTGCTGGTACGGGTCACGATGTCCTGAAAGAAAAAGTGTTGAGCGTGGTCTGTCGCTCCTTGGTGTAGCGATACCAGGGTTGCGGTGGTTCGCCGGCCATAAAACGGGTGGCAGCGATGAAGGTGTCGAGCAGACAGGGATCGTAGTTAACCCCGGTCTGGGCGCACAACTGCTGAAACATGACGTAGGGATCCTGCCCCACGAGATCCAACGGTTTGTGGATGCTGATCTCACGCAGATACCCGGCAACTGCCGGACCGATGTTGGGGATGGCTTCCAGTACTTTCGCCTCTGCGACCGTCTTAGCCTTCTTCATGTTTCACTCCAATAGTTATTTTTAACTTATTGATTAACAACGGATACAAATTGCAAAATCAATCCAATCTCTGCGCCAATTCTTTCTGGCAGCCCGCATGATAGCCATCGAATCCATGTATGACGCAGCGGCCCGGTCCGGGATGCTGACGCGCGCTGCATTTGGAAGTACGGAAGTCATGGTCGACTTCCGTGCTCCCGATGAGGACGTGTTGGATGGCCTGGGTGTCTCACGCAACTACAGCATCCGCTATCCCTTGAGCCGACTGCCGGCGCTGGCTTCCGGCGACACCCTGTGGATCTCCGGGCGCAGCTATCGCGTGCGGGAAATCACCGTGACGGGCGATGGCACCGAGGCCCGCGCCACGCTCACGCGGCTGTAGTTACTTTCCGCCCCATCGGTTCCAGATCAAACGCTGAATAGTGGCGTTGGCCGCGCGGCGGTCGAACAGTTCAGCGTTGAATTCACCGCCGACCCAAAGAAGCAGTTCCTGGGCCGTGTCGCTGTGAGGCTGGGTAAGCAGTGTCTCCAGAAAGTCGTGATAACCGTGGACACCGCCCACATCCTCGGGCGGGCAGGCGCGCGCGCCATCGATTACCCAGGCAACGCCTGCTGGATCGTGGTCGACCACCTCGAAGGACTCTGCGGTGATCACGTGCTCCCAGTCGTCACCATCGTCGTAGCGATAGATGTACTGCTCTTCCTCCAGGAAAAGGACGTTGAGCTTGGTTTTGCGTTCGTCCTCACACGCAATCTCCGAGGTGCTTAGCGGCCCATAGCGCCTGCCGCGAATTTCGAAGCTGTGGTTGTGGGCATCAGTCCAGCCCATCGCCGCTTGAATGAAGTGGTGCAGCTTGGCGAGGCTCACCCGACCGTCGACGACCAGGCGTCGCCATACGGGCGGCTGCATCACGTCAGGGTGGAGTTCGATCTTCAAGGTGTAGAGGCAAGGTGTGCTCTGGCTTGAACGGTGCTTTTTCTTCGGGACATAAACCACGGGGACGTCCTCCCTGTTCGCAATGTGCCGATTTTATGACCCCCTGAAGGGAAACCATGAACTCCATCCGTGAACGCTGCATGCAAGCGGTGGTGGGCCTGCTATTGCCCGTCGCCCAATCTCTGGGCGCGACGTTTCACCGCTCACCGACCACCGGCATCACACGTGAGCAGTCCCCGGCGCTGCTGGTATTTCCCGAGTCGGACAGCATCGTGGAACGGTCCAACGACCGTGTCGTGCGGCAGCTGGTGGTGCGCATTGACGCCCTGGCTCGGGAGCAGGTTGACGTCGCCCCCGAGGACATCGCTGACCAGTTGTTGGTTGCGGCGCACACGGCGCTGTTTGCCAACGCCAATCTCGGCGGACTGTGTCTGGGCATCAAGGAACTGGATTGCGAGTGGGACGTAGAGGACGCCGATGCCACGGCGGCCCTGATCCCCGCCCGCTACCAGATCACCTATCGCACATTGGCCTTTGATCTCGCCAGCCAGGGATGAGCCATGCCCCTCGTTGAACCCTGATACCCCACACCCACGCCGGTCGCGACTACCAGCCGCGTGACCGCATCGAACTCGACACGTCGCTGGCCCGCTGGCTGGTGGATTCCGGTGTCGCGCGTCCAGTCTTGGTCAGCGATCCGGACAGACCACCGCACGCCCGACGACGGACGTCATCCATCCGCACCTCACCACCAATCACCCCTTCCAATTCGTCTGAGGAGACTTCTTCATGAGTACCTATGCATCCTTCCAGGGCCGCGTCTATCTGGGCAAGCGCGACGCCGCCGGCAATCCGGTTGAAGTCCGTTCGCCTGGCAACGTGGCAGAACTGAAACTTGCCCTCAAGACCGATGTGCTGGAGCACTACGAGTCGCAATCCGGCCAGCGCTCGCTCGATCACCGCATGGTGAAGTCCAAGTCGGCCAGCGTGAACCTGACCATTGAGGAGTTCACTGCTGAAAACCTGGCCCTCGCGCTCTACGGCACTTCCGTCCTGGGCAGCAACGGCACGGTCACCGACGAACCGATCGGCGGCACAGCTCCAGTGATTGGCGATCGCTACTTCCTGGCGCACCCTAAGGTTTCCACCCTGGTGCTGCAGGACAGCGCGGCCACGCCCGCAACCCTGACCCTGGGCACGCATTACACGCCGGATACCGACTTCGGTGCCGTCCAGTTTCTGGACATCACCGGCCTGACCGCTCCCTTCAAGGCCAGCTACGCCTTTGGCGTGGTGACCGAGATCGGCCTCTTCACCCAGCCGCTGCCGGAACGCTTCCTGCGCCTCGAGGGCGTGAATACGGCGGCGGGCAACGCCCGGGTGCTGGTTGAACTGTATCGGGTGGCGTTCGACCCGCTGAAGGAATTGGCGCTGATCTCCAACGACTACAACAAGTTCGAACTGGAGGGTTCGCTGCTGGCGAATGCCAGCAAGCCCTATGACGCCGTCCTGGGCCAGTTCGGCCGCATCGTGCAGATTGGATGAACGCCATGACCTTGGACACCTTTGTACCCGAGCCAGTCGTCGTCGAGATTGCCGGCGAGACCCTGGCCATCGCCCCCTTGAAGGTCGGAGAATTGCCGACCTTCATTCGCGCCATCCGCCCCTTCGCTCAGCATCTGAGCGGAGATGTGGACTGGCTCGCCCTGTTTGGTGAGCGCGGCGAGGATCTGGTCTCCGCCCTGGCCGTGGCCATCCGCAAGCCGCGCGAGTGGGTGGCTGCGCGGGAACTGGACGAAGCGATTCGTTTGAGCGAGGCGGTGTTCGAAGTGAACGCCGATTTTTTTATCCAGCGCCTGGCCCCGGTGCTCGCGCGGGTGGCGAGCCGGGTGGAGACGATTGGGGCGCGCTTCTCCAACGCCTCGTCGGGCACGGCCACCGCTACCCCGAAGTCCTGAACTACACGGTGGCCCAAGTGCGCGCGTTCATCGAAGCGATCGAACGCAGCGAACGCCTGGAACTCGTCGCCCAGTTCGCGCTGCTGGTGACCGCGCAGCGCGGCGGCAACAGCGAAATCAAATCTCTCCTGCGTGAACTCAAGCCATGAAGCTGTCGCTGACCACTTCCGGCCTGCTCGATCCGAAGCGGCTCGATAGCTGGGTGCCGGAGAAGCGCCGGGCGATTCGCAAGGCGGTCGAAGCCGCCATGAAAACTGTTGGCCGCGAAATGGCCGACGCCGCACGCAGCCGCATGCAGTCCGCGTTCAAGGTGAAGAAGGCGGGATTTTTGAAGTCGATGCGATCCAAGATCTATGCCGGCAGTCCCGAGCGATTCCCGGCGCTGCTCATCGGTTCGAAAATTTCCTGGCTGGGCCTGCACATGAAGGGCGGCACGATCACTGGCAAGCGCGGCAAGCTGCTGATCCCGCTGTTGCCCGAGCACCAGCGCATCGGCCGCCGCGCCTTCAAGCGTGTGATCGACGGGCTGATGCGCGCCGGCAATGCCTTCTTCATCGAGCGGCACGGCCGAGTCATCCTGATGGCTGAGAACATCAAGGACAACACGTCCGAGTTGCGCCGCTTCAAGCGCGCCGAACGCAGCCGCACCGGTGCAAAAACCATCAAGCGCGGCCAGGAAATCCCCATTGCCGTGCTGGTGCCGAGCGTGACCCTGCGCGGGCGCTTCGATCTGCCCGGCATCGTGCGCGCGCAATTGCCTAAGTTGGCAACGAACATCCTGCAACAACTGAACACTCATGGCCTCTGAACGTGCCCAGATCCTGATTGCTGCCATCGACCAGACCAAGCAGGCGTTCGCCTCGGTGAAGAGCGGCCTGGAGGGGATCACCACCGCAGCCAAATCGGTCAACGGCATGCTGGCCGGGCTGGGTGCGGCACTGTCGGTCGCGGGGTTGATGGCAGCCGGCAAGGCCGCGCTCGATACCGCCGACGATCTCTCCAAGCTGTCTCAGAAGACCGGTATCTCGGTCGAGTCGCTGTCACTGCTGAAACCCATCGCCGAACAGTCCGGCATCTCGCTGGAGGGCCTGGCCAAGGGCATGCAGAAGCTGGCCACCGCGATGGTCGAAGCGGCGGGCGGATCCAAGGAGCAGGTTGAAACCTTCAGCCGCCTCGGCGTTTCGGTGAAGGATGCCGCTGGCCAGATTCGTCCGACCGAAGCGGTGCTGCTTGATCTGGCCGACGCCTTCTCCGTCATGCCCGATGGCGCAGAGAAGTCGGCGCTGGCCGTGAAGTTGTTCGGCAAAGCCGGCGTCGAGCTGATTCCGTTCCTGAACCAGGGCCGTGCCGGCATCGAGGAACTCAAGCAGAAGTTCAAGGAACTGGGCCTGGAGATCAGCGGCGACACCGCGAAGGCGGCCGAGAAGTTCAACGACACGCTCGACACGGTCAAGCAGGCGCTGTCCGGCATCGCCCTTCGCGTGGCCGAAGCGGCACTCCCCGCCTTGCAGCGCTTGGCTGACGCGCTGGTGGGGTTGGCCAGCCACGGTGATGAGATCCTGGCCGTGATGCGCGCTCTGGGCGAAGTCCTGGTGGCGGTGCTGGCGGTCAAGGGGGTTGCGGCGGCGGCCAAACTGCTGGAATCGGTCAACTTGTTGAAGGCCGCATTCACCCGTTTCCTGCCCATCTTGGCGGCGGTGGCCGTCTGGGAGATGGGCAAAGGACTCGTCAATACCGTACAGGACATCCGCGAAACCAATCGCGCTATCGACGAGTTGGGCCGGCAGCGGGCGCAGATCGATCAACTCGACGCCGCGCTGCAGGAACTGGCCGCCACCGGCACCGTGAGCGTCAAAACCCAGATGGCGCTGGCTGCCCTGGCGGCTGAACGCTTGAAAGCAGCACTGCCTGGCACGGCGGACGCACTGCGCGCCATCCAGGGCGCGGCGACACAAGCCGGTGAAGCCATCCGCCAGGCGCTGGACGCGGAAACCAAGAAAGCCGCCGAGACGGTCAAGCAACTGGCCACCAGTTACAAACAGGTCGCCGCCGACATCAAATCGATCTGGGACGCCCGCGTGGCCGAGGTCGAGAGCAACTACAAGCGCCAGGAAGCCGCCGCGCAAACGGCGGCGCGTTCCGAGTCAGCCGCTATCCAGAGTTCAACCCAGAATCTGCTGGCCGCCGAGCGCGAGAAGCTCGCCGCTGTCGAAGCGGGTGCGAAACAGATGGAAGCCGCCTGGCAGGCGACCTATGGCCAGGCCGTCGCCCTGGCACGGGCCGCTGGCCAGGATGTGGCAACTATCGAGCGTCAGGCGGTGGAGGTGCGCGTTTCCCTATACGGCCAACTGGAATCGGCCTATCGCGCCACGGTCGACCGGCTGATCGCCGAGGAACAACGGCATCTCAATGCCGCCAAGGCCGCTGAGGAAGCGCGGCTCAATCTGAAGCTCTCGGTCGAGGATCGCATCCGCGAACTCAGCCGCAAGGGCCTGGACGACTACGCCGCCTACCAGGACCGGCTGCGCCAGATCGACGAGAAACAGGCCCAAGCCAAGGCAGCCTTGGATGCGGGCAACTATGAGCAGGCGCGGAAACTCGCCGAAGAAGCCATTGCCCTGGCCGAGCGTTCGGCATCCGCTGTCACCCAGCAAGTCGAGCAGAATGGCAAGACGGTCACCCAGACAATGGTGTCTGAGGGCCAGGCCGCCGCCACCGCCATCGGCCAGATCAAGGAATCCGCCGGCATCGCCGACGCGGCGCTGAAGGGGCTGGGTGATGCCCATAAGCAGGCGGCCACGGCGGCTGGGGTCGGTGCCGATGAAGCCAAGCGCGCCCTGGCCTCGGTCTCCGACGAACTCGGCAAACTGCGCCAGCAACTCCTCTCCCAGGACAAGCTGAAACTCGAGGTCGACATCGAGGGCGCGCGAGCCGGCATCGAGAAACTGAAAGCGCTGACCGACGCCCAGCAGTTGATCGCCAGGATTCAGGCTGACACCAAAGAAGCCGAAGCCGCTCTGGAAAAGTTAAAAACCGACACCGGCAACTTGGCGCTGGTCGCAAAGGTCGAGGCCGACACCACGAAGGTGATGACCGACATCGACACGTTGAAGGGCATGCTTTCGGCAGCCAAGGTGGAGATCCCGGCCCTGGTGTCCTTCGACCAGCCCCGGGCGCAGTTGGCGTCTTTCGCCCAGGATGCGCGCACGGTGTTATCCAACCCGACGACGGCGATGCACACCCCGCTGCCTGATCTTGTGGCTTACCGCGCAGCGGTGGCGGAACTGATGCGTCCCACTTCGAGCCGCCACACCATCTATGTGACGAAGGTGGCCACCAACGCCCAGGGCGGCCTGATCCAGCGGTTTGCCGAAGGGGGCCAGGCCATCGCGGAAGGATTCAAACGGATGTCCGGGCGCATCTTTGGCGCGGGCACGGAAACCTCTGACTCTGTGCCGGCGCTGCTGTCGCACGGCGAATTCGTGGTGCGTGCGGCCTCAGTGCGCAAGTTCGGCGAAGGCTTCTTCGCGGCGCTCAATGCCGGCTTTGTTCCGCAAGTGCCGCGCTTCGCCGCCGGTGGCGCGGTGGCCAATGCCGTGGTCCAGGCAACGATGGGGAATGGCTCGAATTCCACACCCACCCGCGACGTGGTCGACCTGCGCTTCCACGTTGGCGGCAAGCCGCACACCGTGCAGTCCTCGCGCGAGACCGCGATGCAACTGGCGAGTGCGCTGCGTGAATTGTCGCGGGGGGCGTAATGGACGCACGCGTGCGCATCCCCCTTAAAACCTGTATCCGGCGCGAACCGCATCCGCAAGCCTGCACGCCGCCCGGTTTCGAGTGGATTCCTGGCTACCTGAACCAACACGGCGGCCAGATGACCGACTACGCGCGCAACTGGTTCATCGCCAAATGGGAGGAACCCTACCGGGCGGCGCTGGAGACGGCTGAACGTGAATACGAAGATTGCCTGCAAGGCGGCGTGACCGACACGCAAAAGCCAAGCGGCCTCCAGCTGCGCGTGACCTCGAAACTCGATGCGCGGACGACCATTAGCGAAAGTCAGCCTGCCGTGGCGCTGTCGACTCAGGTCAACGTGCATTTCACTCCGACAGGCGGGACGCCGCCGCCTTGCGATCCGTTCGATCCTGATCACCCCAGCTTTCCTGTCGACCCAAATGCACCGCCGGTCAGCGTGCCGCGCTCAGTCTTCTGGAAGGGGACGGGTGCTACCTATGACCTGGATGCTTTGGAGCAGGCGATGCAGCCGGTGAACGGTCTGCTGAATCCGGCCAATCCGTTGTCGTTGCGGGATCTGCAACTCACCTCCGAGGGCGTGCAGGGCGCGGTGCGTATCACCGGCCACAGTTTCCTGCCGATCCCGGCCCAGGTTCAGGTCTACGACGATCTGCAGACCGAACTGGAAGTGGCATCCATCCGCCTCGAAATCACCGCCGAGTGGGCGAACAACGGCGCGGTCCTGGATTCCTGGTCGGCTTTAAGCCCGAGTGTTGCCAACTCAGCGGCGTACACCGACTTTTATTGTTATTACCTCGGCTGTTCCTGGTGGACGTCGCCGCCGCCGCTTTTTAACTGGGCTCTGGTGCCATCAGGTTGTCTCGAGGATTTGATCTTCCGGGCGCTACCCACCGCAATCACCCTGGTGCGCATCCGAGCCGGCAGCGGCGAGGCGCTGGACACGATCACGCTATCGATCAACCACGTCGGCACCATCGATTCGCGCCCCATCGTCGCCCGGCACCGCATCTTCAACAGTCCCGGTACGCCACATCAGGTGCTGCCCGAGATCGTGGTGGGGCCGGCAACGCTGGGCGTGATGCAGGAAGTGGTCGTGGCCCTGCCCGAATGCTTGGTCGGCAAGGTGGAACTCGCCCCGGACAATATCCAGGACTTCAACATCTTCCAGTCTGACGGCGTCATCAGCGTGTCGGTCGCACCCAGCGCCCCGAATCCATTCACAGAAGTCGTGGAATCGATCAAGTTGCGCCTGACCCTGCAACGGAATGTCTACCACTGGGACGGGAACGTCGATATCCGCTTCATCCCGCTGGGCGGCGTCGATGTGGGCTACCCACCCCAGGGTTGGTTTCCGCACGTCATCCTGCGCCTGCCGGTGTCCTGGAACGGCTGCGATGCCTTCCTGCCGGATCGCGACAGCCAGGCCAAGGTAGCCATCGATGCGTGGACAACGACCCAACACGTCCACTGGCCGGGCGGGCCGGTGGTGGTGCCTTGGAGATGGACGCACAACTTGACCTTGCGCGTGGTGGACTACGCCGCACCTTGCGATGCCTTCGAATGCCTGTGGGGCCATATCCGCGTGACCTGGCCGAACGGCACGGTGCAAACCCAGCAGATTATGTGCGTGCCAGGCGACATTGACGTACCACGCATCTTCACGCTGAGTCTGCCCAGCAACGCACCACCAACGGTGAACGTCGAACTCAAACTCAACTACGAGGCCGTCAACCGGCGTCGCAATGCGGCGGGCACCGACTTCGACTACCTGCTCGTACCGGGCAGTCCGGTCATCCACACACGGACGATCACGCCATGATCCGACTCGATACCGTGGTTCTACCGGATGGGCTGGTGTGGACCGATGAATTTGCCGCCCAGTCGGTGGCACAGACCGTGCGCCGCACCCTGGATGGCTCAGTGGTGGTGTTCTATGGCCAGCACAGCGGCGGCCTGCCGATCACCCTGGAGTCGGAACCGGACGCTGGCTGGCTTACGCGCGCTCAGGTGGAGGCGTTGTCCCTGCTGGCCAACAGTCCGGGCGGCACCTTCACCCTCGAACTACGCGGCCAGGCCTTCCAGATCCTGTTCCGCCACCACGAGCCGCCCGCCTTCGAGGCGAAGCCCTTGTTCAACCTGGCCAACCCCCAGCCCGGCGATTTTTACCTCGCCACCCTGAAACTCATGACTGTGTAGGAATCCCGATGCCCATCCTCGACAACGAAATCCTCTGGCGGTCCGCCACCTTGCAGTCGGACGCAACACCCGCGCAGAACGGCGGCCGCATGGCCTTCGCCCAACTGGTCTCCGGCGTGAAAAACAATCTCTTCCCGGACGTTTCGCAATCGGAACGCGGCGCGGGATCGGTGAAATGGCGCAAGGCCTTCATCCACATCAACAGCGCGCAGGACGCAGCCCTCTTGAATGTGCGATTGTTCATCGATGCGCCGACACCTGCAGGCGACTTCGTGGTGTTCCAACTTGGCACGGCCACCGACACCCAGGACCAGATCGCGGGCCGCACCTATGGCATCGGGACGCTGTTCGCGCCCGTGGCAGGCGGCGCGACTCAAATCAACGTCGTCTGTGAACACAACGCCGAATACGCCAGCCTGCAGCCGTTCCGGGTTGGCGACCTCGTTCGCGTGTCCGACCGCCCAAGTACGGGCGGCGCGGGCAATGAGGAATGGGTGACGCTGTCTGGTGTCACCTATGGGGCAGATTTCGCCACCCTGGATTTCACGCCGGCGCTGGTGAATGCCTACGCGATCCAACCCTCCCTGGTGAGCGCGGTTTATCAGCAGGCCAGTGTTGCTGGCGCCTGGTCGAATCTGGCGCTCACCAGCGCCGCCGGCCTATTCGATTCGGCCACGGTCGGCAATCTCGTCGCGCACAACAAGGGAGCCATCGAGCAGACCTGGACCCTGAGCTTCGCTGGTGCCAACAGCTTCAACGTGTCGGGCAACACGGTGGGCGCGCTACCCGCCTCGGGCACGACCAGCGCCGACTTTGCGCCAGTGAACCCGGCCACCAGCACGCCGTATTTCACGCTCAAGGCGGCGGGATGGAGTGGCACATTCCAGGCTAGCGAGGGCATGCATTTCGACACGCATCCGGCGGCGATTCCGATCTGGTACCGCCGCCAGGTGCCCGCTGGCACCTTCAGCCTGGCCAATGACTTCGCCTCCCTGGCGATTCATGGGGAGAGTGCGTGATGGCGACGGTGGGTTTCACCAAGGAATATGCTGCCGGCGATTTCGATGGGACGGCACTGATCGCCATGCTGGCCACGCTCAAGGCGTTTTTTGAAGCGGCGGGGTTCGTCATCATCTACCAGAATGACTTCGCCTTTGAAGTGCTCCCCGCTGGCCACGCGGCAGGCACGATCAGCGATGACATTCCCCACTGGCGCATCGAGCAAGACGGCAGCGGCTACAACATTCGCGCCCGCGCCATCTGGGGCATGAATGACGACGATTTGAACAGCCGCTCCTCACATGGTGTGTATTTGCTCAATGCCGACACCGATCCGCAGTGGGCCTCCTATCGGGCTGTCACCTTCGCCGCCGACGGCAGCGCAGGCTGGTGGTGGCTGATTTCCAAACAATGGGACGCTTTGCATCCGGAGTACGGACACTGGTTCGAATCGAGCGCCATGGCCTCGAGGACGCGCCGCTACGCCGCCGACCGTTATGTCGGGTTGGCCTGTCGTTATGGCATTCATGACGGTGGTGAGTGGCGCACGCCATACGCAATCACGGAGGCTGGCGATATCAATATCCACGCTGTCGGCACACTCTGGTCTCCGCTCGCTGGCGTGCAGCGGCACGCAGAATCGCCCCTACCACGAATGGTTGCCCCGCTGTTTTGCACAATCGACAACTCGCCGGGAGCGCACCTGCAAGGCGAGATCGAACACATCATGAAGCTGACCAGCGGTTATGCCTGGGGAGAAGCACCGCTGCCGGGATGGTGGGCATTTGCCAATGACTACGCGCCGCTTGCTTTGCCCGCACCGGCCAGCTTCACGGCGCTCTGATGATCGACACCGGCCTGTCCATCGGCCTGACGCTGCAACTGGGCGTTCATGCCGACTCTGGTCCGTCGCGGTTGCGAGTCCGCTTCTCGGCCGCCTGGGGTACGACCGAGGTTTTTGCATCCAATGCCACCGCCTGGGACCTTACTCGGGCCAGGGCGTGGCGGAATGAAACCGGCTGGACGCTGCGCTTTGCCGGCACGCACTGTGCTCCCTATGGCCTGCGCCTGGAGCGAGGGAACCGCGTGCCTTATGGCGACCTGCGTCAGCATCGGCGGCGCATGGCCATTCCCTATGGAGATGCCCGGCAGCACCGGTTGCGAGTGACGCTGCCTTACGGTGATGTGCAACGGCTTCGGGCCAGAATTGATTTGCCCTATGGCGAGGTGAACCTGCTCCGGAAGCGGCACCTGGCGCTGTACTCCGATCTCGGCACCTGCCGGAAGGCCATGCGTTTCTCCTACTGGCTGACACAGTCGGTCGTCGCGTGCCATGTAATTGGGTACGGCGTGACGGACATGAATCCGGTCGCCAAGCGGCTCACCACATCCTGGTCGTTGCTTGCCGATCAGCATCTCCAGGCGGTGATGAACACACCGGAATTGGTCTGGCAGGACCGCACGATCCGCATCCTCCAGGCCACCCTGAGTTGTGATGAGGGTAGTCCGGTGTGGATCGCGACGGTCGAGATCGCGAACGTCGCGGATTTCGCCGCCATTGCGATCGGTGACCCGATCACCCTTGTCCTGGGCCTGGAAACCTTCGCGCTGGTGGTGGACGGCAAGACCCTGTCGCGGGAGTCACAGACCAGCCAGCGCTGCGAACTGACCGCCATCTCGCCGTTGGCCCTGCTTGATTCCCCCTTCGCGGCGACGACCCGGTATTACCAGCCTGGGGCTCTGCCGGCACGCTCGGCGGTGGAGGAACTGATCGGCGCGGTGAACTGGCAATTGCCGGACTGGATCATCCCTGCCGGTCGGCTGCTGATGGAAGGCGTGACACCGCTCGCTGCTGCCCGCAGCGTGGTTGCCGCCATCGGTGGGATTGTCGAGAGCAATCCGGACGGCACGGTGGTTTGCCGCCGTCGGCATGCGGTGAGCATCCCCGACTATGGGAAAGCGCCGGTGTCCCACCAGTTGTTCGATGCCGATGTTCTGGCCAGCCGTGCCCAGAACGTCCCGGCGCGCGGCTACAACCGGGTCACCCTGGCCAACGAGGACGGCGCGAGCGGGAGTTCCACTGATCGCATCGAGTATGTCGCCGATGCCGACGACGCCAATCAGGGCACGGTACGAGCCTACCTGATGACAGTGCGGCCCGTGCTGCTCACGCACACCGGGCACCCGGCCACCGTCATCGCTGCCCTGGGCGAAGTGATGCGCAGCGATTCCGAAGTCGTTGAATTCATCGAAGGTCGGGCGAGCACCCGATATCCGGTCACGGCCATCACCAGCGCCACCTGGCAGCACACCGATCTCGGGGTCGTGACGGCGGACGGCCAGTCGCTGGTCGCGGCGGTGCCCGGATACAGCCTGCTCGATCTCACCTACACCACCACCTCTCTCGACTGGCGCGTCACGCTCGCCGCCGATGAGGAAGTCCAGTTCATCCTGGTCGACGCTTGAAGGAGTAATGCATGGCCAATGCCACCATCCGCGTGCAGTTCGGCAGCCCTGACGGCCAGGGTACGAGCGAGGGGCATCTCTCAGCCGAGGTGGATGCCCGGCCGCAGGGTTTGAATGGCGGAAAAACGTCGTTCAGCCCGGGCGAGACGGTCTACATCCTCGTCTACAAGTCGGACAACGTCAGCATCACCGAGACGATCTGCTCGGCGGGCTCACTTTCCGCCCAGGGCACAGCGACCGTGACGGTCACTGACGAAATGATGTTCGAGGAAACCGATAACGCCAGTCTCAGCGTGCCGGCCCGGGCGGGAATCGACTCATCGGTCTGGTATGGCCGCAGTTTGGGCACCCTCACGCTCCAGTCCGACAAGGTAACAGTTAAATCCGCAGTGAAAGGCGTGGGCGTGGCCAAGGTCACCTACGAGGCCCAGGCCCAGGTTTATGCCCTGGCTTCGCCCGCCGCGCTCAACGGGGAAACCGACTTCTCGATCCTCGCCCTGATCAAGGGGAGCGCGACATGATCGTCGAGGTCTATCGCGGTGACGGTCTGCGCGAGGGCACGCCCATTGTCGAGCCGCTGTTGTCGGACGAGGCCTTGCTGCAGCGGGGTGTGGCCGAGATGGATGCCCATGCGCATGCGTTCAACCAGATCGAGTTGGAAGTCGTTTTCCGGCCTGGGTTCCGCCTCGGCCAAATCGTCGAGGCCAATGACCCATCCACCGCAAGCGCCTACCGCGCCAAGGTTACCGGCATCCAGATCACGGTGACTGAGGCGGCCATCGACACCCGTCTCAACCTGGAGCAGCTGCGATGACATTCCCGCTGCAGGAACTCTCGCGCCTCATCGCCCCTGACCTAACTGTGGTCGGCGCGTTGGTGGGGTTCAACGGCAGCTTGGTGCGTGTCGCCACCGAACGCGGTGCGGTGACGGCGCGCTCCCTCGATGTCCTGGCCATCGGCGACCGGGTGCTGGTCCGCCACGGCATGGCAACCCGTGCTCCGGTGGCACGGCACATCTATCCCGTCTGAAGCTCGTTTTACGCACGACCCTGGAACCCGCCCTCGTGGCGGGTTTCGCATTTATGGAGAGCAGAAACATGACTGAACCACTGATCGAGCGTCGCAAGTCGGTGACGCTGCCCCAGGAAGAACTGGAGCGCATCCTGGAATGCGCCGCCGCCAAGGGGGCCAAGACCGCCCTGCATGGCGTCGGCCTGGACGGCGAGGACGCCGCCCATGACATCCGCGAACTGCGCAACCTGCTCGATGCCTTTAACGAGGCCAAGCGCACCGCCGGCATCACCATCGTGAAAATGCTGGTCACCGGCCTGGTTCTGGCGGTCGTCGCCGGCACCGTTCTGAAACTGAAAATCTTCGGGAGCGCGCCATGATCGAAACATTGCTGGGGGGATTGTTGGGCGGGGCGTTTCGTCTGGCACCCGAGGTACTGAAGTGGCTCGACCGCAAGGGTGAGCGCGGCCACGAACTGGCGATGCAGGACAAGGCGCTGGAATTCGAGAAGATTCGGGGCGCACAGCGCATGGCCGAGATTGGCGTGAGTGCCGAAGCAGCCTGGAACACCGGGGCCATCGAGGCTCTGCGCGATGCTGTGCGCACTCAGGGTGAAAAAACTGGGGTGGCCTGGGCGGATGCGCTGTCGTCCAGCGTGCGGCCGGTCGTCACCTACTGGTTCATGGCCTTGTACTGCGCAGCCAAGACGGCGGCGTTCACAGCAGCCATCAACGGCGGGGCTCTGTGGAGTGTGGCGGTTGTTCATGCCTGGACGGATGCTGATCAGGCGTTGTGGGCCGGGGTGCTGAATTTCTGGTTCCTCGGCCGCGTGTTTGATCGGATGCGGTGATGCAAGTACCCGAGGCGGCCATCGATCTGGCCAAGCGGTTTGAGGGATTTCATCGGGTGCCGAAAGGGGACCCACTGCTCCGGGCGCACCCGTATGTCTGCCCTGCGGGGTACTGGACCATCGGCTATGGGCATCTTTGCGATCCGAAGCATCCGCCGATCACGGAGGCCGAAGCCGAGGTCAATCTGGCTCGCGACCTGATGTCGGCGCTGAACGCCACGCTGCGTTACTGCCCGGTTTTGGCCACCGGGCCTGAAAATCGGCTCGCGGCGATCGTCGATTTCACCTTCAACCTCGGGGCGGGGCGGCTGCAAGCATCGACGCTACGGCGGCGGATCAATCAGAAAGACTGGTCGAGCGCTGCGCAGGAACTACGCCGTTGGATTTACGGCGGAGGGCTTGTATTGCCTGGGCTGGTGGAAAGGCGTAACGCAGAGATTTTGATGTTGCTACTTTGAGAATCAACTAAGTTTTTTAGCCGCTGAACGCACGTATCGTCCCCTGCCCGCGGGCAAAATCATCCAAGAATCGATAGCCTTTTCTAGCCCGCTCGACGACACAAAACTTTGTTCCGCCATCAGTAAGTGGCAGCTTTTCGACCAAAGGATACAACCCAAGATACTCTTGGCCCGAAAACGTGCCACCGGAATAGCCAACAATCGGTAGAACCCCGATAAATCCTGTCTTGAGACCGTCAAAGAAACCGAGTTCCCAAGGCATCCACCGTGACGTTGCACTGTTCTTTGTTGTCAAGAAAATTAGGCTTTTCGATGCGCGCATACGCCGACGCAGCATGTCAGCATTTTCGGCAGTAACGTTGCCTCGATCCAACTGCGGGTCGTCAATCCAATCGATATATACGGTCAGTCCGAGGCCAATAAGAATTTCACGGACACCAAGAACGATCTCAGAATCTTCGGATGCGTGCGACAAGAAAATATCAAATTTGTCTTCCGCGCTTGATGCTCGCACGGCTTCTCGAAGCACTTGAGATGCAGATACTGAAAAACTCTTTTGCAACCTGCCTTGTGCTGCTTGCCGCACTTCGCTGTTTGTCAGAAACGCCATATCTCCAGATTCCTCGCTTAGCGCCCAGCGGCCAAGGCAGCACTTTCAATCCAGCTAGCAAAGTTACTGTAGCCATCATTTCGAACCCAATCGTATGTCTTGTAGAGCTCTGAAAACGGCACGTCACGCCCACTTTTCTTGATTGACCAGTGGGCAAACGGATTCTTGCCCTTCGTGTCCATTCCATTCTGCGGGTCTTTTACGTTGTGAATGAAAATCCCCAGCATGCCTTTTCCGAGTTCGTAACTCCGCTTGATCTCGTGCTTAACCCATTCTCGATCATAGGTCTCAGCGCCAATCAAAACGACAGTCACCGATGTTCCATTAAGCTGCTTGTCGATCCACTTTTCGATGGCTTGAGTGCCAGTGCGCTTTATGGATTCCCATTCAGCCTTATCCATGAAAGGTTGGGTCTCATTGCCCGCCCGGACAATCCACGAGTTTCTAACCTGCACTACGCGTCGTATATCCCGGTCGTAGTGAAAACTGAAAAATACGCGTCGTGCCATTTTCTACTCCTTAGTGATAAGCGTTATGAAACCCAGAATTCGAGAAATCAGCTCTGCAGGCTTCTCGACTTCGCTCCCCAACTGATCAAACTTGTTTTTTAGCTCGCCGTTTTTCCCTGGGTAGTACGTTTCCATTGATCCAACTACCTGATTCCATAATTCGCGCGCCATATATCCCGTCGCACCGATAGGCACCACACTAAGTCCATGATCAACGGCAATCTCAAACTCACGGCGGACGCCATCGGCAAGCACAATGTCCACTCCAGCCTTCTTGTTTCCCAGCACTAGCAAGCAGATGCCAGCGCTAGAAATCAACTCTTGCCGGTAGGATTCCCATAATTGCTTTCGGACTGCAGGGTCAGAATTGGCTCGCGGGAACGGGCGCATGATTAGAGAGTCCTCAATATGCCCGGTACGTGCTCGGTATACCTCCTCAATGGCCCCAGTGATAACAGCGTCCCCAACGCCCAATCCCACCCCGGTTGCAATCCGGTAACCTTGCTGCACTAATGCTCGACTTATATCTCGCAGGAACTCTTCCGTCTCCGCTTTAGTCCAGGCACCGTATTCCTCGGCACTCCCGGAAATGAATATCGTGCGTTGACGATACTGCCGTTCTATCCGTACCAAGATTTCCGTGATTTGCGCGTACTCGTCGATCAGTAGTGTTTTAATATTGAATCGTTTCAGATCCTCAATTGCCAACCGCTGCTTAATCTTGGCATTCTCAAATTCAGCATCACTTTCGCCATTCTGTTTCGTGCGCTTTTTAAAGATGCAGTAATGCCGCCGTTGATTTTCGCGGAAATTCACGCGCACTCGGCTGAGGACGTAGTCAAGGTTCGGATCGGTAAAGCTGAAACCGATGAACAGGAACGTCTTGGAAACTAGATCTCCGGAGAGTGCGTTGGTGAACGCGCCCCTCTTTATGTGGTACTTCTCATAGTCGTCTTTAATCAGAACTGCGTCGTGCGGATGCTCCACGTCACCGTGCATCTTGTAGACAACAGCATCTCGCCTTGACTTGGTAGTGGCCAGTTGCTCGGTGACATATTTGACGTCCGCTATCTTCCCGGCGTCCTTCAGAGCTGTCTCAATAAGCTGGTCGTAGTTCGTCGTCCAGTACGTGCTAATTGGGAGGCGAGCCAATACCTTGTGGTTATCCGTTGGGGCCGCTCCAACAGTGAGTTGCTCGATTAGCAGCTGATTCAATTTATGCCGGTTGCCACCATTTTCATTGCAGTGGTACTGGGCTACTGCCACTAAATCGTGTTCTTTATCGACATCAAGGCGAAGCTCCTCCGCAATTGGGCGTAACAAATCCCGCCAGTTCACGAACCCAGCTGGAGCTGACAATCCTGCACCTGCGAAGATGGCTGCGTTATCTTCCCGTATCTCTTTGAGATAGTCTTGGATGAACAGCTCGATCTCGCGATCCATCACTCGCCGTCCTCAAATTCCGCATTCTTGAACCGCAGCACATTGCAGTTCTCCTTCACTGCGCGCTGCAATCCATCATCGAAACCCGTGGTCGACTCGGCCTGAATCTCGATGGCAATCTTGACCTTTACCCCGGGTCGCGCAGTAAATTGCAGAATCACTTCATCGACCAGGTCGGCGAATTGCTTCTTGGCCTGAATCGCATCGAGTTCGATACTGCCGTAGAACTGCTTCTTGACCGCCTGCGCGGCACTGTCACCACCGGTCTGATAGGTCGGCTTGGCTGGATCCTCGGCGCGGGGCGTGCCGCTACCCGGGGGCATGTTTCCAGGTTCGGCCGGCTTCGGCCGGGCTGCTTCTTCGGCGGCCCGTTGCGCTTCGGCGTATCCAGCGGCGGTGACCGGTTCAATTAGCAGTAGCGATGAGTCGAGAAACAGTGACGTGCGCTTGCCGATGCTGAAGCCAACATAGCGGCCATCTTCTTTGCCCTGTGCGAAGCCGAAGAAGTCCCGGCTCTCCGCGCCGACGGCCATCGTATGTTGGAACGTCGTGTCGTCCTTGAGGCGGGGCAGATAGAGCTGCTGGCAACTCTGTTGCCAAACATTGAGCGCGCTGGCTTCCTTGACGTCTTCCTTCCAGAACCAGTCTTTCAGCACCTTGGCCAAGTGGATCGGGGCCCACTCGGTGATCAGGAGTTCGTTTTCCTTCAGTACGCGCTCGATCTCCTGCGACAGGTTCTGCGCGCTTGGGTTGACCTGGAAGTGCTCCCACTGAATTTCTGACAACCCCTTGCCTGGACGAGCCTCTTGCATCGGGGCAACCATCCACTTGTAGGTCTCTCGGATCATCCGGCGCAGTGCCTCGTTCGCATCTTCCATGCTCTTGCTGGCTTGCCGCGCCTGGAATTGGTCGAGGTTGAGCTTCATCTCCTTGATGTCGCTGACGATGGACTGCCACGCCAAGGTCGAACGCACCTGATCCTTCAGGCGGCTTACGCTGTCGTAGTCGGCGGCGAGGAAAATCAGGCGGTTCTGCTTGAAGCGCGGCTGGTCGCCTCGATTCTTCAGAATCGCGGTTGCGCGCTCAATCGCGAGGCTCTGTCCGCTGCGGGTGAAGGCCGCATCGGGCGGCAGCACGACCAGACGCAACTGCCAATCGTCGGGAATGTCGCCGCTGGCTGTGAAGACGTGCGTGCCGCCAAACACGCCGGACGCGAAACTACGTTGTACGCGGTCACGGATGGCAGGGAACACATCCTCCTTGTCCTGGAACCGGCGCTTGCGCTCTTCCATCTCCCGGCGCAGGTTTGGACGTGTGTCGAACCAAAACCTGTTGTTGGCGCTGTTCAGATAGTGCAAGCGGTCGCCCAGACGGCGCAGCGCGTCTTTGTAAATGCTGACCTGCTGGCCCGGCTGCGCCACGCCCAAAACGATACGCTCCAGCTCCAGGCCTCGAACCATCTGGTTTGCTGTGCTTGGCGCGCTACCAAGGAAAATGGTCCGCGCGGAGCGGCGGCAGGCTTGCACACTGCCAAGGCGTGTGTCGCGGTTTTCGATCTCAGTGGTTTCGGCGCGGTCGCCATCCACGTCGCGTTCAACAACAGGGTCCCAACCCTGCGGCAGGTAGTAAATCACCTCGTTGCGGGTGTCCGCATCCTGCAGCGGAAAGCTGCCCGGCATGATCAGGGGGTCTTTGTCGTTGTCCATCCAAAGCCGGTGAATGACCTTGGCCATCAGCTTCAGCACACCACGGGTGCGCTGGAAATTGTCCAGTGATGACCAATCCTCGTACAGGCGGTCGAACACCTCCGGGTGGATCGGGTAGGCGTGCAGCAGACGATCGAAATAACGGCTTTCTTGTGTCTCGCGAGGAAAGTCGTCGCTGTTCGCGATGTAGTAATCGGCGAACGAGCGGCACACCGATTCCGCCGCCAGCTTGTCGTTGATGTTGGTGAACAGTCGGCGACGGACGATCTCGAAAGCCTCCTCGGTGCCCACCGGTTTCCATAGGGCTTGAATGCGGCCGAAGTAGTGCGACAGCGAAGCCAAGGCCTTCACGCCACGCTGACTGCCCGCTTCCTTGTCCGACTCCGGCAACGAAGCCAACAGAACCGCAGTCGGCACAGCCTTGAGCGCCTCAGTCAGCGCCTGGATGAAGCTCAGGTTGGAATCGAAACTGCCGCCGGACAGAGACTTGCCTTCTTCAAACTGGCGCACATAGGCGACCAGCTCGTCGACCAAGATCACGCAAGGCGCATAGCGATTAAGCAACGCCTCCAGCACGGCCTTTCCGGGAGAAGTGCCCGAGGCATCCGCATCCGCCACCAGGGCGTAACCCTCCGCCTTGCCCAACTGCCAGGCCAGATCGCCCCAAAGGGTGCGGATACTCTGGCCGTCACGCACGGTCGGTTGATTGGGGGCAGACTTGTTGCCATCCAGTACTGCGATTCGCGCACGCGGTAGCTCGGTGACACCCGCCGCATCCAGAATGGCTGGCACTCCTGGCAGATCACTTGCCTGGGCTTCGCCACTGGCCAAGTGATAGACCGCCAACATCGTGTGGGTCTTGCCGCCACCGAAGGCCGTCTGCAGCTGGATGACCGGATCGCCACCCTTGCCAGACAAGCGCTTCACCACAGAGTCGAGCAGCAGCCGCATCCCTTCGGTGATGAAGGTACGCTGGAAAAACAGTGCCGGATTTTGATATTCGGCGGTTGCCGTGCCGTCATGCACGCGTGACAAATCCGCAGCGAATTCGGCCTGCTGGAAGGTGCCTTTGAGTACGTCCTCATGAGGAACAGCGATTTCACGCCAGGGTTTGAGACTCATCTGCTGCTCCTCAATCAAATGTCGAATTGCGACTGCGAGCCGACGATGCCCGCGTCAGCAGATGCTTGCTCGATGCTCGACCATGCACCGACCAGCTCGTTGTAGGCGCGAGCTTCCTCGGCCCAGCCTTTGCGTTCGCAAAGTGTGTACAAGCGATAGGCCAGCGCACGCATCGGTTCTGCCCGGGCTGGCATGCGCGCGAGCAGCGCGCCGGCGGCCGATTCGCCGTCCTGGTTGAGCGCACGAATCAGGTGGTGCAGGGCTTCCCAGATCGGGGTGCGGGTATCGGTCTCGGGTGACCAGTCCTTGGGCAGTTCAGCCCAGCGCAGCAGTCGCAGCTTGCCCGCGCCGCTCTCGACGACTCCGGAATCTTGCAGACCGCCGACGCTGGTGCCTTTGGCTCGGGCAAGTACATCGGCATCGCCGAATTTACCCTCGGCCCAGCCCTGGCCCTCGAACCAGTGCAGGCAAAACTGGGTGTCGTGGTCGAAATCGTCCTCAGCGAGGAAGCGGTTGATGAGTTGCAGTGCGGTGCGCACGCTCATCGGCTTTCCGTCCGCTTCGAGCACTGCCGCGTACTGGCTGAAGATCGCCATACCGGGGCCGATGATGGCTTGGCTCAAATCCACCGGAGCCACCGGCGAATTGATGCCGCCCCGGGTCATGTCCAGCAGCGCATCCGGCAGCGTGGCATTGATCTCACGAAGAAAGTCACGGCGACCGACAGTGGGTGCATCGGCAGCGCGCTTACGACAAACCAGGATGATGCTGGAGGCCAGCGCATTAGTGCCGGAGCCAACCATTCGACGATCCAGTTCGGTACGCATCGGCCAGGTGCCAGTGAGAGCAAAACCAGCGCGCAGTACAGCTTCGAGGAAGGTTTCCCAGCCCGTGCTATGGGTGCCAGCGTCGCCCTTGGTTTCAGCTTGCTTGAAGGCGTAGTAGATGGTGACTGGAAAAGCAGGGTGTGCTTGCTCAGCCAAGTTGTGCATAGCGTGAGTCATGCCATCGAGGAAAAAGACTTCTGCTTCTTCCTTGCCACCATGCCGGTAAGCCGTTGCGACCAATTCCTCTGCCTTGGGCACGGTGAGGGTGGCATAGAGACTAGGGAATATGGGCTTCAGACTCTTGCGTAGCCAGACATAGAAAAAATCAGAAAGGTCTGCATAGGCGATGTTGTCGTAATACGGAGGATCGGTGGAAATGACTTTTCCATACGAAATCGTCTGCGACTGAGCATCGGCCTGAGATGAGTTTCCTTCTACCTCCGTTGAAATTGGGCCGAGCCCATCAACTATCGATTTAATTCCACCCTCAAAGTTGCCGCTTGAATCGGAAAGCGGATTGCTTTCGGCGAAGTCCCAAGTCATGGGTAGAGATTGGCGGCCAAATGTGTTGCGAGCGTGCTCTCGGAGGCTAGCCCAGGCGCACAGCGAGGAGTTTCGATCAGCCACCTTGTCCGCAGCAGATGAAAGATACACACCCACTGCCTGTGCATAAGCAGTAGCGCCTTTTCCGCCGGTATCCAGCCCGACACCGTCATCACGATCCCCCGCAGCCAGCGCGTCCTGACGGCAGCGTTCGATGGTTATCGGTACTAGATCGGAAAAGGTGGTTAGCGCCACCAGTTGGCGGGGGGTAAAGAGATCGCCCCATTCCTTTAGACCGTAAGGCACGCAGGTGCCACCGGTCAGGCGAGCTGGCACGTCGCCAGAAGGTTTCCACACTGGCTGTGCTTGCCGAGCAATAGCTTCATGCTCTTCGGTCGGCGCGAGGTAAACACGACCACGCTCACCTTCGGCCACAATCGCCATCAATCGTGCACCCATACGCCCAGCTTTGCCTTCAGCCTTGATGTAATCGCCACCAATAGGTGTTTGCGACAACACGCATGTGAAGTTAGCACCTCGCCCGGATGCTTTTGTGCCGACTTTGGCAGCTTCTGTCGGTGTACCAGTCTTTACCGTGAAGCGGTAACGATCCCCCTCCACCACCGGCTTGACATACGTCTCTTTGCCCTCCTTGCTCGACAGCACAAAGGTCGATGCCAACGGTACCTCAGCATGGCTGAAGGCCGGGTTGGGGCTCTTCACCGTGCGCGCCCACAGCCAGGCAATCACGGTCAGCTTCTGGCCGACTAGCGGTTTCAGGTCCGGTCGCTCAGTGGCCATGTCGGCGGTGACTTCGATCTTCGGATAGAGGTAGCCGATGCGCTTCTCGGCCTCGTCACGCATCCACGCCCCATAGCGGCGCACGTCTTCCGCCAGCCCCCTGGCACCACTCCAGTCTTCGGACAGCTTGCCCTGTTTGTCACCCACCAAACGCGGCCCCACCGGGGCGCGGCCAGCAAATTTTGGCGGGATTTCGATCATCGCCTTGTTGATCGTCACCGCCACCGGATTCAGGTCGGAGGCGTAGCTCTCCAGCCCCAGACGCTGGGCTTCCAGCGGCAGCGCGCCGCCTCCGGCAAACGGATCATGGAAGGCGGGCAGCTTGTCCGGGTTGAACAGCTCGGCGGCCTGGGGATGGCCCTTGTTCAGCTCGCAGGTTTCCCGCCAGCTACGCACGATCTCGGCACGGGCGCGGCCCAGCACTTCCTCGTTGTTGGTGTTCTCCCACAGCACCAGGTCTTCGATGATCTTGAACAACCGCTCACGCTCGATGGCGGCTTTTTCCTTGTTCACCCCGTACTTGAACCCGCCACCCTGCTGGTAGCCGGGGTCGTTGACCATCTGGGCAAAGATCACCGCCCGCGCCGCCGCCAATGGCCGACGTGCCCACCAGAGGTGCAAGGTGCTCGGGTGGCCGTGACGAATCGACTTCTCGCGTGCGGCAGCGACGTTGATAGCATCCAGCGGCAGCGCGACTTCGATGAGTTTCTTGGGGGTTTTGATGGGGGTCATGATCAGCCCTGGTAGCCGAGATTCGCCAAATGCGTTTCGGCGGCTGTGCCGAGGCATAAACGGATGGTGGAGAAGAATCCTGGCCAGCGTTGGCGCAGGTAGTGGACAGCCAAGTTACCCAAGCCCTGCTGCGCGGAGAATCCTGCCTCACGCTGCCTTTTCTTGTTGCGCTCGATATCCCTGATGATGGCGAGCCGTGCGTTGCACAGTCGGTCACAGTTGAGATTGAGCATATCTATGGTGTGTTGCACCAGGGTTTGCGCGTCAGCGTGCCGATTGCCAGGCCAGGCGGGCAAGGCGGCACAGTGGTTGGGATCGGGTAGAAGTCGCCCGGTACTCATCTCCAGACGGAAAAAGCTGGGGGATACGGGGATTTCGGCAGGGTTAAGAATCCATCCTTCGCATTGTTCTTGCAGCTTCCCAGCCTGGATCATTCGGTCCTTGTGGGCGTCGCAACTGAGGTTTTCTGCCAAGGGTTCATGGACATAGGGCGCGGATGTAAACCTGTAAGAGCCGCCTGCGCATACGGCTAGCAGGTTGTCCCAGTCCAAGGCCCAGTTATGCGCCGGGGTGACATCAGACTTGGGGTGGAAGTGCTCCACCCTGCATTTCAGCGGATCGTTATCACGGATGTCGATTTCACAAAATGCGCAAATTCCGCCTTGGTCTGCGATCAGTTTCCTTCGGCTTTCGTCGTAGGCGGCGGGACCATCGTGGATTGCATCGTTCCGCATCTGCTCCCAAGTGCTTGTTGGGTTGGCATTACGATAGTTGGTGAGTTGGATAGGCTCTGGCTGCCTGAGCACTCGCTTCATTCTCCTAGCTCCCACTTGCGGTTTTCGATACGCAAGTCGGCTTCCAGCAATGCCGGTTCGTTGCCCTGGTAGCGGGCATTCAGCTTTTCGCGCAATTCCAGGGCACGAGGGGAATTCCATTGGTCGTTGTCGACCAATGCGAGGTATTCCTTCAGTTCCTGAGTCGCTGGATTGGCAGGGGGGCGAACTTCATGCAACCCCAGCACTTGCTTGAGCATGCGCTCCGGCTCAGCACCTTCCGTTCCCGGCGGTGCGGAATAAATCTGGTTGTCTCTCAATATGCGGATGCACTCTGATGGGATCGTGGTCAGCACTTGGGCACTGTGAGTGGTAACGATGAATTGCAGTTTTGGGAAAGCCGTTATCAGATCGGTCAAGACAGTCTGTTGCCAGCCCGGATGCAAGTGCATATCCACTTCGTCGATGAGCACAATGCCATGCGTACGGAGTGGTGCGGCTTCGCCGTGATGAGCGTTGAGCTTGTAGCAGCGGTACGCAATGTCCCCTACCAATGCCAGCATGTTGCGGATGCCGTCGCTGAGTTGGCTAACCTTGAGTTGCCCATACTGCTCGTGGGTCAGCACCAGCTCTTCATGCTCCTCGCTGTACTCAAGCTCTCTCCAACCCGTATGAGACCCCAGAATTGCATCTGTGGTGAGCTGAACAGCCCTGATAGGTGCAATCAACCCATAGGAAACATCTGCGTCCAGAGGTAAGCGCTTTTCGAGATTGCGAATCTGCGCTGCCCGGAACGACTTGAAAATCCGTGTGTACCATTGGGCGAAATGCTTGTAACTGGATGCCGGGTCCAGGCAGTCCCGGTAGGCAAAAGTGCGTGACGACGCCTCACTGTCAGCTTTCTCATGTGCAGACGTAAGCTTTTTTTGCGCCCAGAGTCGGCCAGTCCCGTAGTAGCCCAGCATCGGCAAGTCGTCAGGTGTTTTTTGCTCACCCGAAAATATCCGCTGCTCTAAAGCCTTTGCGGTTTCGTTGAGATTCAACGCGCCCACAATAACTGGCTCTTTGGTTTTTGTTCCTTTTTTGACACTTTCCCGATAGCGCACACCCTGCCAGGGAACGTCCTCATGAAAGGTAACGGCAACATCAAGCATCGAGCCTGCAGGCTCTGGGAGTGGATTCTTCAGGGTGCCATCAAGAACGAGTTGGCGAACCTGTAATTGCCCCATTGCTTTGATTTCTGCAGGTAGCCGCCAGTCCATCTCATGCGATTGCACTTGCTCTCGCCGCACGTCATCAATCTGGATGCTTGTCACATCGTTAGTTGTGCTACCCAAATCAAAACCTGCGACATAGGGCCACAGAGCTACTTTGATGGCATCTAGCACGCTGGTTTTGCCCTGGCCGTTTGGCGCAACCAAGACTGTCATTTGTGGATGGAGATCCACCGATAGAGAGTCAAAACAGCGGTAGTTTTTTAGGTAAACATGTTCAATCCGCATGACTTTTATTCCTTTCGGGAGGATTTGCGCGTTTCAATAGCTCCTGCAAATCCATGTTAATGCTGGTGACCGCCCAATCCGGTTCTTGCGTGAAGGGCTTGGTCACGTAGAACGGCCCTTCGTGTTGTTCACCATCGACGAGGACGATGGCCAGGATGAATTTGTCCTGCTGGTTCAGCCCGTAGAGGATTTCGTTGCGGGTGACCGTGACCGTGGTGTTGCCCTTGGCTCGGCCCTTGACCTCGATGTGGCGCGAGGGCGGAATCTTGCCATCTGTACTTTTCGGCAGGCTGGTCAAGTCCCAGCCGCATTTCTGCGCCGAAACATCGATGACTTCGTGACCGAGTGCGCGTTCAGCGTCCATCACGGCCTTCATTGCCACCCACTCGACTCTCGCACGCGCATCGGCGTCAGCCGTCCATCCTGGCTGCGCCTTGCGCTGCATCAGCAGTCCGGCGGGAATCACCAATGCGCCCCCCGCTACAACCGGTGTTGCCGAGATGACGTGGCGCATCCCCAGCAATTCTTTCTCACGCGACTCCCGTCGTGTGGTCAGGTCGTCAATCGTGCGGCGGACGTTTTCGAGCGTCAGACGCACGTCTTTGCCGGCGGCAATGTCGTCCTGAAACTTGATGTAGCGATCCGACCAGTAGTTGATTTCTTTGACGAGACGCTCATGTACAGCAGTCAGGGTCTTGTCGACGTTCTTTTCACGCCGGGTGCGTACTTCGTCAAAGTGCTCGGGCACAAGGTGCGTGGCGGCATGAGAGAGAGCAACTTGTTCAAGGATCTGGCCATGCTGACCACTGAGCCAGGACGCGCTCAGTACATCCTCGATCAAGCCCATATCCGCCTTGCTGATCGGCTCCAGGTCGAGGTGGGGTGCCCAGCCGGCGTTGATTGCGCTGCCTTGTGGGTCGATCTCGACAAATTGCATACGGCGAGACACGACGTGGGCGGGGTCGGCGCCTTCTCTCACCGAGTGGTCGATGATGAACATCACCTTGGGTGTGATGCCCATGTCGCTCGGATCGACCAGCACAGTTCCCTGCTTGAGCTTGTTGCGATGCTGTTCCAGCACGAGATCGGTCACGGACTGCATGAGCGGATGGCCTGGATGCATCAGGCTGGCCATCGGTGCGCCAATCCGCTCGGTGAGACGGACGAACTGCTTCTCGAAGCAGACTCGCTCATAGCGGCGCAGCACCGGGTCGGCATTGCGACGGTCGCGGCCTGTGATTTGCCGATCCCGTTCGCGGATATTGGCCGGAACGTGGGTGATCTCGTAACGGCCTTGCTCGCGGGGGCGCAGCTCGCCGCCAAGTTGCTGGAATGCCTGGTTGAAAAAGGAGCGGATGAAATAGGGTTGCAGCTTGCGGGCTTCGGCCTTTTCCATCTCTTCCTTGACGGCAAACAGGCGTCGCTCGTCCATCACCTCTTCACATAGTGCGTTGCGCTTGATGATGGTTTCGAGGTGCTGAGTATCGAGGGCGCCTTCGACCTTGCGGTGCAGTCGGGCGCGTATCTCGGGGTCATCACCGTAGCGGATGGCTTCGATCAGCAGGTCTTTGAGGCTTTTTTCTTCAAACACCTCGCCGAGGATGTCGAACACGCGACCGCCCAGCGCTTTGCGCTCGACCTCCAGTTTTTCAAACAGGCGCTGGAATACGTCGCCCTCGCGGGTTTCGGCGGCGACCATGTTCCACAGGTGACAGACCTCAGTCTGGCCGATGCGGTGGATACGACCGAAGCGCTGCTCCAGCCGGTTGGGGTTCCACGGCAGATCGTAGTTGACCATCAGGTTGGCGTTTTGCAGGTTCACACCTTCGCCCGCCGCATCGGTGGCCAGCAACACGCGGGTGTCCGGATCGTTGCGGAATAGCTCTTGCACCTTGCGGCGATCTTCGCGTTTGACGCCGCCGTGGATCATCACGACAGACTCTTCGTTGCCGATCAGGCCGCGAATCTTGACCGCGAGGTAGTTCAGCGTGTCGCGGTGCTCGGTGAAGATGATGAGCTTACGTTGACGACCGTCTGCATCGTGCATCTCGGGCGTGTTCTGCAGTAGTTTGGATAGCTCATCCCACTTGCGATCCTGGCCAGAGTGGACGACCTGGCGGGCCTGTTCCTCCAGACCTTCGAGGATGATGATTTCGGCCTCAAGCTCCTGGATGGTCTGTGCTGCCGTGGCTTGATCGACGACGGCTTCTTCGAAGTTCTCGTAGTCGTCCGGTGAGAGTGCATCAGCAGATTCCCAAATGTCCTCGGGGATATTGTTCAGGCTTATGGTCTCTGCCAGCGTCTGGCCACGCTGACGAAGTTTTTCTTCCTCGACACGACGCTTGAGCTTGTTGCTACGGCGTTTGAGCGACTGGTAGATAGCTTCCGGGCTCGATGCTAGGCGGCGCTGCAGCGAGGTCAGCGCGAAGCCTACCGTGCCCTTACGTGCGCCATCTTGCAATTGATCCGCACGGTTCATCTCCTCCTTCACGTAGTCGGTGACAGCGGCGTAAAGCGCGGCCTCCTTGTCGGAGAGTTTGTAGTTGGCAGTGCGGGCACGGCGCTCGGGGAACAGGGGGGAGCCATCAAACTTGAGCAGGTCTTCCTTGACCATTCGGCGCATCAGATCGGTGACATCGACCTTGTGCGCGCCATCGCGGAACTTGCCGTAGAAGCGGTCGGAGTCCAGCAACGACATAAATAACTGGAAGTCCTCTTCCTTGCCGTTGTGAGGCGTGGCGGTCATCAGCAGAAAGTGGCGGGTAATAGAACCCAGCAATTCGCCGAGTTGGAAGCGTTTGGTCTTGTTGACCTTGTTGCCAAAGTAGCTGGCCGAGAGCTTGTGCGCTTCGTCGACGACGATCAGATCCCAATGCGAAAGGCGCAGCTTTTCCTGGAGGTCTTCGCTACGGGATAGCTGGTCTACCCTGGCAACCATCAGGTCGATGTCGTCGAAGGGATTGCCACTTCGTGATTGTTCAACTTGCTCGCGGGAAAACAGCAAGAAGGACAGACCGAACTTCTCGAACATTTCGTCTTGCCACTGTTCGACCAGGCTGCCGGGCGCGACGATCAGCACACGCTTGGCGTCGGCACGCATCAGCAGTTCACGGATGAACAGCCCGGCCATGATGGTCTTGCCTGCACCAGGGTCATCCGCCAGTACATAGCGCAGCGGCTGGCGCGGCAGCATAGATTCGTAGACTGCCGTAATCTGGTGCGGCAGTGGTTCGACGTTGGACGTATGGACGGCCATCATCGGATCGAACAGGTGCGCCAGATTGATCCGGTAGGCTTCGGTGGCAAGCTTGAATTCTTCGCCTGGCGCATCGAACGCCCACGGCCGACCGGCCTCGGCCAACGACAGATTTGCCTCGTCTGTGCGGAACAGCATCCGCTCCAGAAGTTTGCCATCCGATGTTTTGTAATAGACGGTGAGAGCGCTGTCGCCAGCCGGTTCCGTGGTCACGACACGCACCACTTGTCCGGGCTCAATGCCGGAGATGGCTGCGTTTTTCTGGATCTGCTCTAGCTTCAGCATGAGGGTGTCTGTCGTTTGCGCCGGATTGCCGCTGTTTCAGGGTTTGCGACGGTTGTATGGCGACTGGTTGGTCGGCTTGAGCGAGATCTTTTCCTGACTAGCCTTTTGCGCCACGGCTTCGGGCGTGCGCTGCATCTTCAGGCCGATAACACGGGTCGGCGTATTCTGCTTTGCCAAATCATTGAGCTGAGAAACAGCCTCCGGGGTCCAGTGCTTACCGTGATTGCCAGGGGTTTTTGCCATGATGAGCCTCCTTACTTGCCGAGAACGGGAATGGAGCGTGCGGTAAACAAGTCAGCCGCGAGGTGAAGCAAGTACGCGGAGCCGACAACCAGAGCGCCTACGCGCAACAGCTTTTGCCCGTCTGTTTCTGGATTCCATCGGTAGGCTCGATGCAGGCCGTAGCCGACCATACCGGCGAACGCGAAGCTATGAAAAAACTGACGGTGATGCGGATGGATGGCCGGTTCAATGGCATCAGGCAAGCTCGCCAGCAGTGCTGAAGTGGTTCCACCGACAATTGGATGCGTGATGCCCTGTTGCTGCTCCGGCGGCCGAGAGGCAAGGTAACTCGCTGTCGCTGCGAAGTTGATGATTCGGTGAGTTGCTGCGCATGGCATGGCCGTCGTCCTCAATTGTCCGTTGATCGTGTCGGCGCTACGTACCCAGGCGCGATACTGAGGTTGGCTACATCAACCAGCGATAGGTGATTGCGAAGCCACAGGTGGTACTCGGCACCTTTGAGGCCGTGATTCTCGGTGCAGTCCACGTTCCATCGGCGGAGCAGGTAGCCTGCCACAGCGGCACGGACACGAATGCGAAGAGCCCCGCCATCCATGCCATAGTCGGCTTCAATAGCGTCGGGATGCTGGACGTTCGCCGGGTGCGGCACCAGTTCAAGCTCGACAATTCGGGTCCACTGGATGTCCTGGTCTGGCATCTCGTGTTCTTCAGTGCGGCCAGATATCAGTCGGGCATCGGCAATACGTGTCAGGACAAAATCCCGAAATTCGCCACTGCGCCGATCATAGGCACGTACATGCCAGCGCAACCCGTTGTCAGCCAGTGCAAACGGGACGATCTCCCGCGTGGTCAGTCCGCTGGACAACGCTCGATATGAAATCTCGACAACACCCTTTCGATGAATGGCGCGCGTCAGCACAGACAGCGTTTCGAGATCCGGCTTGTTTAATAACGCAGGCCCTTCACATGAAACAAGAGATTTGAACCGTAGTGGCTCACCATCCCCAAACCCCTGCGACAGCCAAGCGAGCACGCGCTCTACCGGATACTCGAACACCGGGCGAAACCACTCGCCGCGCACGTACACCTTGCCCTTGGGGTCGTAGTCGAGATTGCGCTGAGCAATCTCTTTGTACTGGGCGATATCCCTTGTCGCAGCCGCCGCCTGGATACCAAATCGTGCCACCAAATCCTGGCGGCGAATTTCCCCGATGAAGCGCAGACGCAACTCGATGAAGGCGAGTCGGTCGCGCTGGGGCTGAGTCAGTTCTGAAATTTCTTCGTTTGACATCTTGCGAGCCAATAATGGCTGGTTGGCACTCTTGCGCACAGTATATGTGTCGCACTAAGCTAAGTCTATAGCGGCGTTATGCGACTTAGTGATACTCATTATGATGATAATAAGGGATGTTTAATGAGCGATAACCGTTGGGACCAGCAGGGCATCCCCCACAAGGGGTGGAACTGTGTCGATGTCATCGACATCCGCGCCGACGGTGATGCCGTGAACAAGTCTGGCTATGCGACCTGCTAGATGTAAGGAAAGGAGTGAGTTCGATACGTCCACATCATGGAGTACACTGAAACTGGTAGTTCAGTTCGAGGTTGGGTGCGTCTGTACCGAGAAGATGAGCGACTACGACGGTCCCGAGCGCCGCGAGGCGCGCCAAAGAAATCAAGCATCTCGTCGAACACGCTGGTTCCACCGCAAGTGGCGAGTCTCGGCCAAAGGTAATAGGTTCTTGAACGTCGATATGGGAGCTCGGAGCCACCATGGGATTATCGTCATCTCGGACGATCGAAATGACGCAAGGTCTTGGTATACCTATGTTGTGAGTAGGTCACTTTGTCGAAAATGGCAGACTGCGGGGGGGTAATGACAACTGATAACAATCAGAATAATGAGCAGCTGGAACGATCACTGATCGATGTCGCTGTTGAAAGCTGGCGTTTTTCTAGGCTCTTTGCGCGGGTGGTTAACAAGCTGGATGCAGGAGAAGGTGCCAGATACGTCAACCAGCTTCGCTATTTCCAAAAGAAGGTCGAGGATAGCCTTGATGCGAGCGGCCTGAAGTTGGTTAACGTCGAAGGCCAGCCTTTCGATCCCGGCATGGCAGCATCGGCTTTAAACATTGGCGACTTTGATCCTGATGATCAACTCTTGGTTGATCAGATGGTGGAACCCATCATCATGGGCCCCGAAGGGCTAAAAAAACAAGGCACAGTGATGCTCAGGAAGGCAGAGTCATGAAATACATCGGGATTGACCTCGGCACGACGAACAGTGCCATTTGTTCCTATGACGGGGAATCTGTGCGCTTGTACAAGAGCCCCGATCAAAACGACGTAACGCCGTCAGCCATCTTCATTGATCGAAGAGGCAACAAGTACCTTGGTAAGCGTGCATACGATAGTGCCGCAAAGAATCCAGATAATGCCGCGACCAAGTTCAAACGCATGATGGGGACGAGCACCCCGGTGAAGTTGGGGGCGGTAAACATTACGATGACGCCAGAAGAGTGCTCCGCAGAAATTCTGAAGTTATGCTTTGGCTACCTTCCGGAGGAAATCCGAAATAGCGGAGAGACTGGAACCGTCATTACCGTTCCTGCTGCCTTCAATCAGATGCAAAAGGATGCAACATTGGCTGCGGCTGAAATGGCCGGCCTGGGGAGTGTTGCCTTGATGCAGGAGCCGGTCGCGGCTGTCATGAGTGTTATGCGACAGCGAAAAGGCGATGGTGTCTTCCTCGTGTTCGACCTTGGTGGCGGCACATTGGATATTGCTCTTGCAGAAAGCATTAGCGGTCGCGTCAGTTTATTGGCTCACGGCGGTGTTGCCATGTGTGGCGGTACCGATTTTGATCGCGCCATCCTTGATAACGTCGTGAAGCCGTGGCTGCTTTCCAACTTTGAGCTCCCTGACGATTTCAGTGCCAATGCCAAGTACAAGTCGCTTATCAGAATGTGCCTTTGGGCTGCTGAAAAGGCAAAAATCGAGCTATCTGCGAAGGAAGAGTCCGTAATCAGCCTGACTGAGTCTGATCTCGGCGTTACAGATGAGTCCGGTGGGGAAATCTACGTCGATATCCCGTTTGGCCGAGATCTACTTGATGATCTGATCTCTGGCAAGCTCGAAGAATCCATTCAGTCCGCTCGCGAAACCCTAGAGAAAGCTGGATATAGCCCGCACGACGTTGAGCGTGTGGTGTTCGTAGGAGGTCCAACACAGTACAAGCCGCTCAGAGACAAAGTTGCTTTTGAACTTGGCATCGCTTCTTCGACAGACGTTAACCCCATGACGGCAGTGGCTGAAGGTGCGGCTGTCTTTGCCGAATCAATCGACTGGTCGTCGCAAACTCGTGGCCGCAAAAATGCTAGAGGGGCAATTAGTGCGGGAGGCGCGCTAGACCTTTCCTTTAACTACATTTCTCGGACCCCAGACTCAAAGGCCAAGGTGATGGCCAAGCTCGGTGGGAAGGCAGCTGATGGCGCGGAATTCCAGATTGACAGTCTGGACACCGGATGGTCGTCAGGCCGCTTGGCGCTTAAGGATGGCGCGTCGGTCGAGCTTAGTCTAGCGAAGCCTGGGGAGAACATGTTTAAGGTCTTCGTCTTTGATTCCAAGGGTGGGCCTGTTGCCCTTCGTGAAGACAAGATCGTAATTTCCAGGACGGCTGCCAGCATCGATGCAATTCCCGCTTCTCACTCCATCGGCGTGGAAGCTCGGGACAAACTGGGCGGACGGATCGTCCTTGATCATCTTGTCCGAGAAGGCGATCAGTTGCCTAAGAAGGGCAAGAAGACCTTCAAATCCGAGGAATCCCTCAAGGCCGGTAGCGCTGGATCTATCAAGTTCAAACTGTGGGAAGGTGAAATCTCGGATCCAGTCACCGATAACCGTTTCATCGGGATGTTTGAGATCAAAGGTTCAGACTTTGACGATGGAGTTATAGCTGCTGGCGCCGAGCTCATCTGTGAATACGAAATCCTGGATTCCGGGAACATCAAGATGGAGGTTTCGGTACCTTCAATTGGCGGCTTGTTTCACAGTGGGCGCAACTTCTACTCCCGCCAGGACGGCCAAATCGATTACACCAAAGCTTCAAAACTGGTTGAAGAGCAATCCGAGCACGCGATGGCGCGTTTAGAAGAAATGGCATCGAAGATCGATGATCCGAAACTGGATCAGGCTCGCGAGAAATTAGAGCAAGCGGAATCCATGAAGTCGGGTGAGACTGACCCCGAAGCGGCCAAACAGGCAATGGACAATGTCCAGGAGGCCAAGCGACTACTGGCTCTTGCTCGCAAGGAGCATCTGAAGGAAATTCGCCAGCTTGAGTTCGATAAGGCAGTGGAATTTTTCGATAAGCACGTTCGGGAACATGCCCGCCCAACTGAAGCGAATGCATTCGACAATCTAGCCAAGACAGCACAGCGTTCGATCGACAACAACAGTGGTGATTTTGAAAGCCACCTGGACGAATTGCGAGGGAAGAACTTCTTGATTCTGTGGCGGCAGGACTGGTTCGTGATCGACCGCTTCAAGTGGCTGGCCCAAGACTCATATCTTTTTCCGGATGTGCACGAGCATGCACAGTTGGTTGCAGCGGGAACCGAGGCACTGAAGGCAAACGATATCGACAAACTAAGGGCAGTGGTGGCGCATCTTGACTCGGTGCGTATCGGCTCGGCTGGCGATGATGAAATGATGGCCAGCACGAATATCGTGCGGAGTTGATCTATGGCATTTGATGCGTGGCTTCCAATTGGCTTCAAGTTGCCTGACGGCGCGAAGACGCGTGTCGCACTATTCGAGGGCCCGAATTGGCAAATTCTGGAAACACCAGGCGGTGGCCGTGCCCTTATTGTCCAGAATGAGCTTGCTCAGCGATGGATTGAAGCGGGACTGATCGACGCAGGACTATTTGGCTCATTCAACTTTGGCGAGACGGTACTTTGGGAAATCTCGTGCGGATCAAGCCAAGTCCTTTGCCCCGTTTCTGATGGTGACTCACCAAGCACCAAGGCGGAAGCGCTTTCATTCGCGCTTGCGCTGAAGGCTACGCGTGATATCGATGCGGAGACTCCTCTTCAGGATGCCTTGTACGTCGAAAAGATCAGTCGCATCCTGCCAACCTACAGCATCAGTTCAAGAACTGAAGATGATGTGGTTCTCGGATATTGGCTAACTGGTGGTGCAAGTGTTTCAGCCAAATCATTCAGGCGGTTGCGTCAAACCTTGAGTTGGCTTGGGGCTAACCACCTCAAAGATGTAGTCCAAGCTGCAGGTATCGAAGTTACCGAAATAATTCCGGCCGATAGGCATCGGGTACCTCCCGACCGCACTGAGACCAAACAAACAGAGAGAACTGAAGCCAAGACAGAAACGCATGACCAGGGATCAGCCCCCAGGGTATTTGAACTTGCTGGGCGTCCTGAGCTTGCTGATTTTTTCAACGAACACATTGTCGATATCGTTCAGAACCGTGAGCGCTATAAGGCATTAGGTATAGATTTCCCCGCTGCGGTAGTTCTGCATGGCCCCCCAGGGTGTGGAAAGACTTTTGCAGTTGAGCGCCTGGTCGATTTTCTGGGATGGCCAAGTTTCCAGATTGAGGCCTCCAGTGTCGCCAGCCCGTACATTCACGAGACGAGCAAGAAGGTCGCTGAAGTATTCGACAAGGCGATGCAAAACTCGCCATCCGTGCTCGTTATTGATGAGATGGAAGCCTTCCTTGCTGATCGGGAAATGGGATCTGGACACCACCGCGTCGAAGAAGTCGCTGAGTTCTTGCGGCGTATTCCAGAGGCAACAAAGAACGACGTGCTGATTATCGCCATGACGAATCGAGTCGACATGATCGATCCCGCAATTTTGCGGCGCGGACGATTCGATCATGTCATCAACGTCGACTTTGCAAGCGAAGGCGAAGTCTTGTCTTTGCTTGAAACGCTCTTGTCTACGTTACCAAAAGAGGATGACGTAGATCCCAAACCCTTAGCAAAGGAATTGGCTGGCCGCCCCTTGTCCGACGTTACCTTCGTTATTCGCGAAGGAGCGAGACTGGCCGCACGCGCCGGAAAAGACAAATTGGACCATCACAGCTTGTTGGACGCGATGGATTCTGCTCCAGCAAGAGAGCGCGAAGGTGGATCGCAACGGCGAATAGGGTTTATTTAGGGGATAGTCCGTGGCATCAGGGGAAGAACAAAAAAAAGAAGGTGCAGGTCAAGGATTCGCGGGGCTTTCCTCGATGGTTTCTGACGTCGATATGACTGTAGAGCCTCCTGAGCAGAAAACACAGAACAAACCTGGTCCCGCAACAAATAATCCGCAGCCTCGCGCCACGTCGTCCCAAGAGGATCATGTCGCTAAGCCTGCGCCACAAGCATACCAAGCACCTGTTCAGCCGAGCGGCGGATCTTCTGGAGGCAAATGGTTGTTGGGTATAGGTGCGGTGATTGGCGTCATCTGGCTTGTGTGGGCCTCTGGCAACAAAAACACATCATCACCGTCGAGTTATACCCCGAGTAATTATGCTACGGCACCGACATCCCAATCTTCGGTGAGTGAGCCCCAGGCGCCAAGACGGCCATCAGAAGAAATGCCGCCAGCCGGAAGGGATCATGTACTTGGCGCCGCTCAGATCCGATATTGTCTAGCTGAAGATATTCGGATGGAGGCCGCCAAGGGCAGTCTCAGTAGCTACGCGGACTCTGATGTTGACCAATTCAACGCAATGGTTGCTGATTACAACAGTCGTTGTGGTGCATTCAAATATCGGTCTGGCGCATTAGAAAGTGCCCGCTCCGACATTGAACCATTTCGATTCGAGCTCGCTGCTGAAGGACGAGGCTATTTCGCAGGAAAGCCAGCCACAGCGTCTGTATCACCTTCGCCGACAATCACCCTCAATCCGGAACCGCCTGCGGTTGTTCCGGAACAAAAGGTCTCTTCAATAGCGAATCCCCAACTTTCAGGGCCTGAACGGGAGTCTATAGAGGCAGCCTGTTCTACCGACAAGTACGTCAATGGCCCTGCGGCCTATAAAAACTGCATCGCAGGACAGATGGACGCTCTGCGAAATGGTGTGAGAAGACCTGATCTGAGCCGGCTCTCCGGTTCTGAGCGGGAGTCGATCGAAGCCGCTTGCTCTACTGACAAATACGTCAATGGCCCGGCTGCATATAACGCTTGCCTGACGCAACAAGCTTCAGCGCTCACACCCCAAAACAGAAGACCTGATCTTTCTCGATTGTCGTCGTCCGAACGTGAGTCTATTGAAGCAGCCTGTTCCACTGACAAGTACGTCAACGGCCCCTCTGCCTATAACAACTGCCTTTCATCGCAGTTGCACGCGCTAGAGCAGCAAGGCTCCAGACCGAATTTATCAGGGCTATCTGCGTCAGCTCGGCAATCTATCGAGGCTGCCTGCTCTACCGACAAGTATGTGAATGGACCTGCTGCCTACAACGCGTGTCTGTCGAGCCAATTGGCACAACTGCGTAATTGAGGATTGGTAATACGCAATGACCAAAGCAATCTGTTTTAAGTGTGGCGAAGAAAAGTTTGGTGCGCTGACTGCATGTAAGTCCTGTCGAGCCATACCTAAAGGTGACCAGGCGTTAGCCCTGTCACTAGTGCTGTGTGAGCATCTATCCACCAACTCTCAGCTTTTGAGCTATGCACATGAGATCAAAAACCATTTGAAGCTCTCTGCACCGGCGAATTTGCTTGCACAGGCTAGCGAGGCTTTGAAAGATCCTCAGCTCATGGCGATGCTTGGTGGTCGGAGCGAACCAGAGTCTCCTTTAGCAGCGAAGCCTAGCAATCCGCCAAAGCCTGCTGCGTCACGCCCCCCGCCGCCCCCAACAAGCACACGCACTCCACGCTCTATCCGGACAACAATCCTGCATAAGAACCCATTTGCCATTTTGGGTGTTACGACCAGGGACGATCGGAAGAAGATCGTTGAACAAGCAGAAGAAAAGTCACTTGAACTGGATCATGAGGTTTGCCAAAAGGCTCGAACTGACCTTACCAACCCACGAAATCGACTGTCTGCGGAAATAGCCTGGCTCCCAGGCGTTTCCCCCCGTAAAGCGTCGCAACTACTGGAAGGTCTGCTGCGTGATCCTATGGCAATCCGAGTGGAGTCCGGATTGCCGACTCTCGCTCATTGCAATCTCATGGCAGCTGCGTTCGAGGCTGTTAATGCGAATGATCAAGCAGATGATGTTGCCGAGTTCATTCAGGAGATGGCCTACCTCGTTGATGATCTCGATCTGGATGAAGTCGTCCGGGACATAAACGAAGATCGTGCAGTATCGGGTTTTCCGGAAATCAAGGATGACCAAGTCGAGCATGAAATACTTGAGCGTAAGCGATACTTCAGGACTGCAATTAAGGATGCTTTGAATCGACTCCCGCCCGCATCTCTCTTGGATGCGATGACATTCGCTGTCGATGGTGCGACCTGTAATGGTGAAGACCATGCTCCGGAGTTGATTGACGACCTGGTGGACAGCTATGCAGTAGAGGTACAGGGTGTCCTCGAGAGGGAAGCAGAAAATGTTAAAAAGCTTGTTCAGGCTGCCAGGAGTTCTGCCGAATCAGGCGAAAGTGCCATCAAGCCCCTGGTCGAAAAGATCGAAAAAGTTGCACGTAATTGGGACAGGTTTGCTCAGCCTATCCAGCTGAGCGCAAAAGCTCGTGGTATCGATCATGACCACAGCAACGAGTTGGCCTATTCCATACGTAGTCTTGCTATTGATCTCTTCAACAATCATGACATGCTGGACTCATCCAAGCGACTGACGATTCTCATTCAGGAGCTATTTGCAGAGTTACCCGAGGTGGCCGAGCGAGTGGAGCAAGACGTCGATACTCTTTCAGACATCCACACGAAGCGAATGCAGGCGAAGGCACAAGCCCAAAAACGAGAGGCCGAGTGGGCGCGAGCGATAACGTTTAACGCTGATGTTGGCCTTGTCTTCAAAGATTCGCTCAGTATTTCACCTGAAGGTGTGGTTTGGAAGGGCAATCGATATCCACTCGATGCCATCACTGCAGTGAGATGGGGAAGTGTCAGTCACTCTGTTAACGGCATTCCGACTGGCACCGATTACACGATTGCTTTTGCAACACGAAATAATTCGACAGAGATCAGCCTCAAAAAGGAATCTACTTTCTCGGGCTTTATCGAGGCTCTCTGGCGGGCTGTGTGCGTCCGGTTGATGATCGAAATGAGCGAGGCCCTCGAAGAAGGACGGTCTCTGCACTTTGGCGACATGCTGGTCGAAGACGGAGCTGTCACTTTGACGAAACATAAATTATTGGGATCCAATGAGAAGATCCGATTGTCTTGGAGCGACGTACATGTTTGGAGCGCAAACGGTGAGTTTGTGATTGGCTCCAAGAGCGACAAGAAAACTTACGGCTCGGCATCCTATATGAGTCATTGGAATACCCATCTGCTGGATCACGTAGTGAGATCCGGATTTAAGAAGGGCATTTCCAAGCTGAGCGAATACTTCAGGGACTAATCGTTATCAATTACGGCCGCCGGCCAGAGCAATATTTTCAAGGGGGTATTATGGGTTTCTTATCAAATCTCTTCGGAGGCAACAAGGAGCAGAAAGCACTTCAAGAAGCGTTTGGACAGATCCGGAGGATTATGGAGGATGAAGAATTTCAGTTGGAAATGCTTCATCCGGCAATGAAGGAAATGATCAAGTCCAGTCCGGCTTACGACCGTGATCCCAACGGAAGTGGTCCGTTTGGGTTCTCAGCGACAAATCCAATCCCTGTAAACGGCCCCATTGGACAACTTGCCTACTTATCGAAGCTGGAAACGAATAAGGGAGAGCGTGTTCTCTTTCACCGTATTGGTGCAATCAACACTATCGATGTTTTTGAGGCGGTGACGTTTTTCGGAAACGAGTGGTTTATTTTCTTCACGGATTTCTATCACCCCCGTCGCTCTCGGCTGACGCCTGACGGATTCCACTTCACACAAGAAGTGCCTCAGTTTTGCGGGTTTCATAAATTCTGTCAAAACTTTCCGTACGACTTTATCGAGATGAAGTCGACTGAGCGCAATTCGGGACTCAGCTTTGCTTACATTGCGATCAGCAAGGTTTCAGAACAAATCGAAAACAAAGTATTCAAGCGCCCTCTCGCCCACAAAGCAAAGTTGGACCTGGTCAAGAGTCAGCTTACAAGCAGTTTGTCGCAGTAGACAGATCCACTCGAGAGAACACGTAGAAAAATCGAATTATGGGATGCTCATGGCAAATTTGTTTAATTTGGTAATTCGCGTATTTTCCGGAAGAGTGGACTTTTCGGCGTCAGGATATGATTTGTTGTATTCAACTGTTGAAAGATTAAAAAAACTCTCGCCGCCCAGTCCGCGGCAAAATGAAATCATAGCAAGGCTGATTCAGCAAGATTTTATTCTTGGTGAGTTTATGCCGATTGCTCTTGCGATTATTGCAGTCAAGAAATCGTCATCTCAAAGTTATTTGCTCTCAAACGAGTTTCAACGGCTTTGCGAACAAGCAGCCGAGGACATGGCAAATGCCCATGTCCAGGCATCGAATGTCCTTACACAGGAAATAATTCCATGGCAGCTTCCTGGTATCACAATGACTATGGGTCATGGAAAACCTGAGGCATTGAATATCGCCAGCAATGCAATTTCCAAAGCATTGGTTTTGGTTTCTGTCGATCGTTCGCTCTTGGCAGAAGATGTGGCGGTATCAAATCTATGTGAACACATTGGGATGAAGTTAAAAATTAATCGTTTTGATGCAAAAAAACTGTACGAGCAAATTTAAGTGTACTAAATGCCGTTGTGGCTGTTAGTTTTCTGGCGATGATTCGCTGAATCGATTGATGGGTGGGTGGGGCGCATGTCATCTGAGGACGATAAAAACAAAAATGTGGCGGGTTTTGCCGGCCTCTCTTCACTGGTGTCAGATGTTGAGATAGACACTGACGTTCCGAAGTCAGCCCCGACGACTCCGGTTTCTGCAAAGCAGGTAGTTCCCGACGAGGAGCAGAAAAGCGCAACAAGTGCACAGCAAAGTAGCCAGACACAATCAACAGCACAACCATACCAAGCACCGACCCAACCATCGGATAATTCAGGCTGGAAGTGGGTTCTTGGAATAGGTGCGGTAATAGCAGTTATCTGGATGGCAGCAGGGTCGGGAAACAAGAATCAGGCGTCGCCATCCTACTCATCAAGCCCTTCGGTCCCTTCGTATTCGCCGCCTGCAGCAACACCGGCAGCCCCCAGTAGACTGTCTGAAGAATTACCACCAGCCGGCACTAATACCGTTTTGAGCAGCGCTCAGCTACGCTATTGCTTGGCCGAGGACATACGACTCGAATCTGCGAAGGCAGCGGTCAATTACTACATTGACTCCCATGTCGATCGTTTCAATGGGATGGTTTCAGATTACAACAATCGTTGTGGCCAGTTCCGTTATCGCAAGGGGGCATTGGAAAGCGCGCGAAGCGAAGTCGAGCGCTACCGTGCCGACCTCCAAGCAGAAGGGCGTGGAAGGTTTTCTACTGGGGTGCCTGCTACGCCAAAGCTTACTCCGCAAGCCGTAAAGCCAACGCCGGACCCAACTGTTAAGGCCATACAGCAGCGATTGAATGTACTGGGCTACGACGCTGGTACTGCTGATGGATTCATTGGAGGGAAAACCCGTTCGGCCATTAGTTCGTTTCAGCGGGATAGCGGCCTGACTGCAGATGGGAAACCAACTGAAGATCTGCTTCGTAAGTTACAAAGTACGGAAAGGCCAAAGGCAAAGGAGCCTAGTCCACCACAACCATCGATTCAGCCCCAATTTATCCCGGCGCCCCCTCCGCCCACTGCAACAAAACCGGTGCAGACACCATCCTGGGGTACAGGTGAAACATCGGGGAAACCAGACTTGTCGCAAGTAGACTCGTTTGAACAAGAAGGCATTGAGCGTGCCTGTGATAGCGCTCGCAAATACAGCGGACCGTCTGCGTACTACGATTGTTTGAAGCGAGAGCTTAGTAGTTTGCGTTCATCTGGTGGCAGACCAGATATGTCAAGGGCAAACTCTTCCGAGAAAGACGCAATAGAACGAGCCTGTGACAGCGCGAGAAAATACAGCGGGCCTGGGGCGTACTATGGTTGCTTGAAACGAGAACTTGGAAACTTGAACTCAACAGGTGGTCGCCCAGATTTGTCGGCGGCTAGTTCCTCAGAACTGGATGCTATTGAACGGGCCTGCGATAGCGCCCGAAAATATAGTGGTCCGGGAGCGTACTACGCTTGTCTCAAACGAGAGCTCGGAAATCTTCAGTCTACTGGTGGTCGTCCAGATATGTCAGGTGCCACTAGTTCAGAGCAAGAAGCTATCGAACGCGCTTGCGACAGCTCCAAAAAGTACAGTGGGCCAGGCGCGTACTATGGATGTCTGAAAAGAGAACTCGGGAACTTGCGCTCATCTGGTGGCCGGCCTGACATGTCTCGAGCGAATTATTCTGAACAGGCAGCAATCGAGCGTGCCTGTGAAAGTGCCCAAAAGTACAGTGGCCCAGGAACGTATTACAGTTGTTTGCGGCGCGAACTGGGTCGGTTGGGCTATCGGTAACGGGGAACTACGGACGCGGGTTCAATTGAGCATTTCGGAATCGAACTGATGGCGCACTCAATGTGGTGTGGTGCCAAGTCAAATCCACTTGGCTTTTTTACATTTTTCCGAAGCAAGGCAATCGTTCGAGCAGCTTCGTAGGAATACGAAGCGCTCCTAAACCCCTGAACTGGTGCGGTTGGGGGCTGGTAGCGGCCCCACCACCAGAAATCGTAGTAAAAACAGTATCATGCAAAAACGACAGACCCCGCCACACGCCAGTGTTGGCGGGGTTTTTCGCTTATGGCTTCCGGACTTCGGCACCCCGCCAGCACTCTGTTTTTCACCGTTTTTGCGGTTTTTCTCGCTCTCTTCTCTCTTTCTTCCGGACGATCAAGTCACGAAGTCCGGAAGGCACATTCCTTTATATTCAAACACTTAACCTGATCAATATTTAATCAATTTTGTTTTCGATATTGGGTGGCAACAAGGATGTTCAGAGAGAAAAACAGGATTGATGGCGTCCGGAAGATGGGAAAAAGCCATGTCTGCATGTGCCAGGAGCCGCCAGCAAGGCTGATCGCGGCTCTGCGGATTCAACTCTTGGCTATGCTTGCTCCTCTATGTTGGCCGGATGCCTCTGCCTGGGTCAGCGAACCCCATTTACGGAGCACCGCGTTTCGCCTCATGGTATCGCCCGGGATTGATTCCAGACAGGTGATTGGCAAACCCTCTTCAGCCAGGTTCCAAGCTAGCATCAGAACTTCCTGTCCAGCCCCAACCTGGACGCCATCGAAACAGGAGCATGCGTGTTCAAGATCATCGGCCTAATTGCGGGCTACTACTTCGCTGGTGTTACCGGCGCCCTCCTCGGTTTCGTTGCGGGCTGGTTCGTCGACCGTGTCCGCAACTACGGCACTGGCGGCGCCAACCCCCTGCAAAACGCCCTGCGCCAGACGGTTTTTCTGGAAACGCTGTTTATTGCAGCCGGGCGCCTGGCCAAGGCCGATGGCCGGGTATCCGAGGCTGAGATCGCTCACACCGAGGACCTGATCAGGCAACTCGGAATGAACCAGGAACACCGCACCCAGGCTATA